CCCATGGCATTAAGTTTCTGCTAAAAATTCTTTAACTGTATTTCAATATTTCCATTGACTATAACAATCCTATCTATTATAGTCTTAAGTATCATGTTTTTTTGTTTCTTGTCGACCTTATCCCAAATGTCGGCAAGTTTTTTTATGTTCTCGTAAACAAACTCCTTTTTCTGTGTATTGATTTCGTTTTTGCTTTCGGCGGCAATGTTTGATTTCATTTCTTTAATCTGTGATTCGAGCTCCTTAATCATTTCTAAGACTGTATCATTTCCGTCAGCATACAGATTATATAATCTTTTTAGCTTAATCTGTTCCTTTTCAAGCTGTGATTGCATAATTTCAAGTTTTGTCGCCTTTTCTTTCGGCTTGTAAGATGATAAATCAAGCGATATTTTAAGTATTTCTTCTTCTACCTGTTTCTCTATCTCATCCGCCCATTCAAGCGAATTATTACAGCTTGCATTATAATTAGGCAGATATGAAAGTGATTTATTTCTTGAACAGCAATAAATCTTATGCTTTTTACTGCCCCATTTTTGATAACGCATTTTGCAGCCACAAATGCCACAATAACATAATCCGGTCAATAAATTAGGTTCGGTTATGCAGTAAGTTTTTGCCGAACACCTTGTCTTTCTTAGTTCTAATCCAAGTTCAAACCTATCTTTATCAAAAACAGCTTCATGTTTGCCTTGATATGTTTTACCTTTGTAAGGTATCATCCCAATATTAACAACGCTGGTCAAGATACTTCTAGTAACTAATTCTGATCTAAAGCCACAAATTTCTTTAATTTTCGCATCTGAATAGCCGGATATGAACAATTCAAGACCTTTTCTCGCCTGTTCCGCATGTTCTGGAATAGGTATTAATATACCTTGGTCTTTGCTGTAAGAATAACAATAAGGCAAATTGCCGCCACCGAACCAGTAGCCTTGCTTGACACGTTCAAGCATTCCACCACGCATACGCAACATCATTGTGTTTTTATCAAGCTGTGCGAATACCGCCATCATCTGTGTGTATGCCTGCTCCATTGGGCTGTCATAATTCACGCTATCGTGAACACATTTAAACACAACATCGTATTTTTGAAATACTTTCTCAATAAGATATATCCCATCAATCATATTTCTTGATAATCGGTCAAGTTTAAATGCTACAACGCAGCCTATTCTCTTTCGACCGCAGTCATTCACAAGCCTTTGAAGTTCTGGTCTATCCATATTCGTACCTGTATAACCATCATCAATGTACCAATCTGTTATTACAAGCTCATTTTTTCTGCAATAGTTTTCAATATCCCTTTTCTGGCTATCAAGTCCGTTGCCCTCAACAGCCTGTTTTTCAGTGGATACTCTCATATAAGCAACACATTCCATATTTTTCTCCCTTATAAAAAATGTGCCGCATTTATCACATTATACGGCACATTGTAACACATATTTACTTATTGTCAATTATCTCTGCGATTATCTTTAGTAAGCTGTCTGAAAGAGTTATGTTTTCTGTTTTCACACTCTCTCCGTTTTGAGTAACCTTAATCATTATATCCCTCCAACTTACTTATTTTCTTTTTGATTTTAATTATTTTGCGATTAACTGTCCTATCACACACGGACAGCCGCATAGCAATTTCTGTAATGCTTCTGCCTTGTGATAGTAACTTGAATATTCTCAATTCTTCTTCTGTAAAATTGGCATTTTTAATTATCTTATCAAGTTCTGGCTTAGTCAGTTCTGAAAACTTCATAAGCCAATCTCCTTACTTAAACTTAATATGTTCTATTCCTGTTTCTTCGTAGAGCTGATTAACAAGTTCTTCCGCTGTGAATAATCCGTCATTGTAGTTATCTATTAGCACCTTAAGCTCTTTTTGCACTTTTGTTAATCTCTGCTGTCCGAAACCAAACTTATCGTGTAGTACCCATAAAATTAATATTAATGCTGATTCAAAATTTTTCTTCTGCTGTTCATTGCTAATTCTATTCATCTGAACACGTAACATTTGCTCCTTGAACTTTTTCTGTTCTGACTTACTCATACATACTCCTTATTTATCAAGTATTTTGACAATTTTCTTTATTATTTTTTGTACTGAAACTTGGTTTTGAACATTTTCTTCTAAAACTTTTTGCATTTCTTTCAGAATTAGAGTGTGGATATGTATTGAGTGCTCTAATTTTTGTATTCTTTGCATAATTTCATCTTTCTCTTCTTCCATTTGTTCACCGCTTTCTTAAAAATTGATTATCATACCGCCATAAATGCTTGCCATTGTCATTTTTAAGACTTTTACCTCTTTCATAGTCTGTCTGCCAACATTTCTGACATAATTGCCCTTGTGGTCTGTCAATAGGTTCTCCACAACGATAGCACAAGTGATTTTCTTTGCGATATTCTTTTATATTTTGCCTATTTTCAGTTCTCTTTCTGTGAATAGCATTGTCCTTTTCTTGACATAATACACACTTTGCCTTACCCTGCACAGCTTTAGCCTTGCCACATCTAACACATATGCCGGCTTTTCTACGTTCAGCATATAAGTTTTTTGAATACTGTTTAAATGCTTCATTGTTTTTTCTTCGCTTATCATCACTCAATGGGTGATTAGCTCTATATACAGCTTTGTTAGCCAAGCATTCCGGGCATATCTTTTCATCACCTGCTAGCTTATTTTTGCGACACTCCGGGCAAATTTTAAACTGTTTGCAAAATTCTCTAGTTTCTCTACTATAAGCTGTTTGCTTTTCTCTACATTCTTCACAATAAAAGCCTTTTCTATCAAGTGGCTTGCCACATTTAGGACACAATCCATTCTCTCGGCGGTAATTATATAATTTTTTCTGTGGACTAATTGGCGTTATTTCCACTTAAATCAACCTCTCATTCTGTCAATTCTATCTTGTACCTCTTTGGGTGCTTCAATATAGCTCTCTGAATCTTCTTTTTGGCTGATAAGGTTGCTATTTTTGTCATTAAGTGCATTTATACCTCTTTGGAATTTTTGCTCGATTTGAGCCTTATACGAATTTGCATTCGTTTTTTCGATAAGTGATTTGATATTGTCTGGCATGCGATTTATTTCATTCACACGCTTAACAACTGTTTCGTAGGTTCTTAGAAAATTTGATTGTATTACTGTTTCTATTGTCTGATAGTCTGATGTCGCCCAGTTTTTGAGGTTATCAGGAATACCAACTGCCTGTCTAACTAACGGCGGCAGTTTATTAAATTCTTCAACTGCCCCATATGTGCCATTCCTTAACGCCTTACTAACCAATCCCCAAGCTGCCATTCCGTCAAGCTCCTGCGGTTGTGATATAGTCTGTATCTTGCTTATTATCTGCCCTACATCTGGTGCAAATCCGCTAGTATTAGTTGCAATGCAAGCTCTTAACGATTGCAAAACTAATTCTTCTGGATATTCAGCAAGCATTATATACCAAGCATTAAGAGCAATCTTCTTGTCTGGTGGATTGTAGTTGGGATAATAAGCCTGTATCGTCATTAGAAGTTTTCCAACCTGTTCTTCTGTCATTTCATCGCCTCCATCCATTCATCAAATACATTTTTCTTGCCCTGTTTATTAGAATTATCTTCTTTCAGCTCAAACAACCCTTGCCAACAGTGGTCTACTGACTGATTAAGAATCTTAACGGCTAAGTCATTATCCCCGCCAGACAACTTTTCAAGAGTATTCATAGCCCTATGCAATGCCTTGTCGGTGCATATAGGCTTTTTAATTTTCTTACGCATTGTCACATACTCGTTAAATGCTTCATCAAGCAATTCATCATTGGGATAATAGTTTTTCTTTTTAGATATTGATTTATCAATATCTTTTTCTATATTCTTGTCTTTTTTAATTTCTTCCGTTCTTTCGTTCTTACTTTCTTTTAATATAGAGTTTGTTAATAGAATGTTATCTGTTTGTTGATTGCTTGTTAAGTTGCTTGTTATTTGTTTGTTATCTTGCTTGTTATCCGTTTGATACAAATTGTAGTTAACCACAGTAAATATCGTGAATTTGTTTGTTGCTTTGCTTGTTATTTCGCCTGTTAATTGCAAGTGTTTTAGCGAGGTACGAATTTCCATTACAGACAAATTAGTTTCTTTTGATAATTCAGATATTGAAGAGGGGAAAGACCCTCTTTCAATTATCTTGCCTTTATAATTTCCGTCTTTCCAATAGGCACTTATCAACATATACATAAAAAGTCTGAATGTATTAATATCACTCCACCATTCCCACTTTAAAATCTTTCTGTCAATTTTAATAAAATTGCCTGTCATAATTACCTCTTCAAGTTCTGTCACATTGTTACTTCACTAAATCGTTGATATTAACCCTAAATCCGTCAAACTCCTTGCCTTTGCTCCTATTGTAAGTAGCCGTATCAAAGAACATCAAGTTACCCTCTCTATCCGTTGCCATACTTACACCATTCCTTGTAAGGCTACCTTTTAGCAAGTCAAGGACTATTTGTATTTCCTGTTTCGTATCGTCTGTCATTACTCACTTTCCTTTCGCAAATAATTCATATATCCCATAGATTGATTAAGAACATATATTGATACGGCATTTGCGAGCCTTTCAACAAGTTCTCCGCTATCTTTTTCACGATTGTAAACTTCCTCTATAACCTCGCCAATCTGTGAATACTGTGCCTTGCCTTGGTTGTTTATCCAAGCTGTCAAATCCATAATGGATTTACTTTCAATCCTCTTGCCTAAAAAGTCAGTCAATTCAAGCTGTCCGTCCTGCGTCATTCCGCACCTCCGATAAAATCCTCAATATTCATTTGTGGGTCTTTCGGAAATATAAGCATTTCATTTTTAGCACGCTCGTAAAAGTTTCTGTCAATCTCAAAGCCGTAAGCACTTCTGCCTAATTCGTGTGCGGCTCTAAGTGTGCTACCACTTCCACAGCAAGGGTCAATAACTACATCCCCATCGTCTGTAAAAATCTCAATCAGTTTCTTTAATACCGATACAGGCTTTTGTGCTGGATGAATTTTAGGAATATCTTTACCGTCTTTATCCCAGGTAAACCAGTTGAATACCATATGTCCTGTGCCTCTGATGTTCTTTCCATTTTCATCAACCTGTAATCCGTTTCGGAATTTCGGAAGTTTATCTCGGTACAATACAAGTGCATATTCTGTAGCCCCTACGATACGCATATTAGCTTTAAGCACTTGCGGACTGTAATTTTTACAAAACACAAGCGGTATATAGTGCACAAATCCGTGTTTATTCGCCGCCGCAATAAGTGTCTGTAACTGTTCAAATGCACAAAACACAATCATACAAGGACTATTACTACTTCTGCCCCTAGCAACATTCTTTTTGTCCTCTTTCTTTAACATCTTTGAACAAAAATGGAAGTATTCATACAGATTAAAGTTAAAGTCAGAGTTAAATGCCGCCTTTTTAGCAAACTTGCTTTCTCCATTCTTATTGTCGCCGCCGTTGTACCACATCGGGTTACTACCATAAAAGTTAGTGCCTACATTGTATGGTACATCAGCAATAATAAGCTGTGCTGGAGGTATTGCATATTTCTTGTAATTCTGCATAGAATCACGATAAATCTCACATTTAATTTTCTTTTTATACATTTTCATCACTAAAAGGAAACCGCGGTTTTATGTGCGCACAACCTATTCCTTTCTTTGATTTTTAGCTAGTTAAATCTGTTCCTCGGAAGAGTAAAATCTACTCTCTGACCACAGTTATAGCACCACTTGTAAGAGTATTTAATAATATCTTCTCCTGTAAAAATCTGACCGCATACAGGACATTTATAATCATCTTCACTATCCTGTACGGCAATTATATCTTTTTCTTTCAGCTTTTCTTTTAAGTGGTCTAATGCCTCTATGCAATCATTTCTTTTCACTCTGAATCACCCACTTTCAATAATTCCTTAAACTTCTCATACTGCTTCTGCGACACCTTATTATTAGCCTTATCTTCTCTTAATTCGATTTTAAGGTGCTTTTCCGCTATATTGGATAATTCCCTTGCAAGGTTCTTTCTGCCTTGCTGTATGCCGTCACGATAACCTTTAGAGGGCTTAAACTCATTTATCTTTTCTTTACCCTCTCCTTGACCGCCCGCTGTCTTGTTGTATCTGCATTGATAACCTTTTTGGGTGTACTCCAAAATCCAGTACTGTTCCCATTTGTCTAGTTCGGATTCGGGATAGTTGATAAAATTAAGTTTCCACCCATAATGGTTGTCATTGCTATAAAAACCTCTCTTTTTAAGAGACAGGTCTATGTGTTGATACCCTACAAGATGTCCGCACATTCTTTGGCATATATGCACTGCCTGCCCTATGTAAAAGTACGAAATATTGTTTTCGTCAGTTCTTGTCAAAAAGTATATTCCACTCCTGTCATTCAGCTTTGGATTTATCTTTAGAAGTCGCTTTCGGTTCTCTGATTCTATGGCTTTTGCCTGTCTTAGCTTCTTGTAATCCGTCTTTAATCACTCCTTTAATACTTAATATTCATATTTCCGTGTTCATTTACCCAGTCAATAGCTTCTGCATATGTCACGCCATTGTTTTTCAAGATGTAAAGCAGATTATGAAATTTCGGGTGCGTTTCTTTTAACATCTGAAACCTATTCGGTTCTTTCTCTAAATGACAGCCAAATCCGCATAACACACAACCTGTTCTTTTGCAACCTGTGGTTTTCAGCAATGGTCTTTCATTATCGAAAATCCCAAAATCAGCAAATGACATCTGATTTTCGCATTGCCCCATAGCTTCGTAATCTGTAACTACTTCGCCATAAACTGAACAAATAGGCAGATTGTTTTCTTTGATATAAAGCAACACATCTTGTTCCGTCCAAAAGCTCATAGGGTTGCTATGTGGTCTTGTAACATTAAAAGCATTGCAGCCATCCTGTAACCATTTTTGCGTACGCATAACGCTTTCACTTGCCATAGTCGCTATAATCGGCTTTCTGCATGTTTTCTTTTCATATTCGTGTGCCGGCTTTTTCTTCATAATGTCACAACATAAGTCACTTATCTCAAATGGTGCGTCAAGAAAGAATTTGTATTTTTCTTGATTAAACCGACTATAATTACCTTTACTATCTGTCAGTTCTCCATTCAGTCTGCGTAACCTGAATTCTGAACCGCTAGGGATAACCCCCATCTGTAAAATCTTGTACTGTTCGTTCTGCTTGCTTATTCTCCTGTCTATTCCTAGCAGATCTGCCATATAGCAAGCATACGGAACTGCCTGTCTGTCTGTCTGTCTGTCAAGATTGTGTTATTAGATTTTTGACTGTCAAGGTATTTAACATATTTTCTTGCACCACTTACACAATTTGCCACTTCCTTGCTTATCATTGGAAAACCATACTTTTCGCAAATCTCTGCAAATGAAATTTTAGGCTTCAAAATCACAAGGTTATCAAATGTCTTTGCAAATTCCTTTAACTCTGGATATTGTGTCGGTACATCCACGAACACAAACGGAATGTTTTTATATCCGCAAACTTCTCTGATTATATGTCCTAAAACTGTGCTATCCTTGCCGCCGCTAAAAGACAGATACACTCCGTCTTCGCCAAATTCATCAACCCAGTTTCGCACTCTCTCGGCTGTCATTAAAACCTTGATATTAAGCGGTAATGCCTGCCATTGATACAATTCTTGCATTGTATGTTTATTTTCTGTCATACTCACACCTCTTTAATTAAATGGTAATCCCTCATCAGCTACATCATCTGGAATAGCCATAAAGCCATCATTACTGCTGTTACCGCCCATAATTCCATTATTGCCACTCTGCTGATTAGTACGGCTTTCGCAGAACTCGTGTCTTTCAACAACGCAATCATTAGTGTAAACTTTCTGTCCGTCCTTGTTGGTATAGTTGCCTGTCTGCCATCTGCCCTCAACGATAATCTTAGTGCCTTGATGGAGATACTTCTCCGCAAACTCTCCATTCTTGCCAAATGCAATACAACTGATAAAGTCTGCTGATTGTTCGCCCTCTTTCTTAAAAGCTCTGTCAACAGCTAATGTGTATCTTGCAACTGCCATACTTCCGTTTGCTGTCTGCGAATATCTAACCTCCGGCTCTCTAGTCAGCCTGCCACATAAAATTACTCTGTTCATTATTTTTCCTCACTTTCTTCTACATAATCATCCCAAGCTTCATTAAGCACCTTGGCTCCATCATCGTCATCCGTAACAATAATCGTGTACTCGCCTATCTTAGTCGAGATAAATCCTGCATTGCTATCTTTAAGCATTTTAATTAATGAATCAATTAACCCACTCATCTTTATTCCTCACTTTCTAATAACTCTGGATTGTCAAATGTATTGCCGATAACTGCTATTTCATAACTTCTCCAAATGTATAAATCCCACTTTGTACCGATTTGGAATATGTCTGATTTGACACAAATCCAAGAAAACTGATAATAGTTATTCTGCCAAAAGGCTTTATAACAATTACCCTCTTTATCTCTGACAATATCATTTTCCCAAATCAGCTCGCCGTTCTTGTCTTTTAAGCCAGTACACTGACAGATTGTGTTCTGGTCTATCTCGTAGAAATTTATGCCAGTAACAGCCCAATCATCACAAGCAGTTCCATTGTATTTCTCAATGACAAAACTACCTACAAACACTCTCCCATTTTCAAATCCATCATCAAACAAGTAACCCTGCACCCATTGTTCGTCTTTTGGTAATTCCTGCCAGTTTTTCCTTTTTGCTTTAAATAAGTATCTATTTTCCATGTTATCTCCTATTCTAATACCTTGATATTTCTATCTCACTGTTCAATATAGAATTAAGTTCCTTGCTAAGTAAATCAAGCTCACGTTTCACTAATGATTGTGCTTCGCTTATCGCGCTCATTACAGATGTACTGTTTAATTTTCTATCCACAATACCTAGTGCCTGACAATTCATATATAGTGTTTCTCCGCAACCGCATAGCGTGTGAACACATATATCCAATCTTTTATTATCACCTCTGTAGATAGTTCCTGTTTCAACCAGCTCTCCATATTTTGCATTACTTATATACTTCATTTTCTCTCCTATTCCGCTTCTGATTGAAGCCATTCCATGCAACTAGCTTCTCCCTCGTATTCCTCGCCGAATGTGTTTTTAAATCCGACAAGAAATTCTGCTAACTCTTCATCACCCATATCTCTAATCCTGTCTGCGTTAGTCGTTTTGCTATCACATCTGCAACAAGGCTCATTATCTCTTGGATTGCCTCTGTGCCGGCAGTCGCAAACATGAACATCATCAACCCCACTTCTTAATTCAGCCAATTTGTTGTAAAAATGTCTGACATATTCATCTGTATAATTGCCATATATCTTTTTGAATTTATTAAATTCATATATAGCATTGTCTTCTGCTAACTCTTTTATCTGCTTATCACTCATTTTTCCCACCTCTCAATTCTTTCAGTTTTGCTTCTGCTTCCGATTTTGTGAGGAATACATTCTTTCCAAATTCCTTATCATAAAAAGCCACAACTACTCTTGAGCCATTGACAGGCAATGTTTCAATACAAACTTCGCTTCTGTTAGTTGGTTTATTGCTATGATAACTCACGCTTAGTACTTTGTATTCTTTTACTATTTCGCCAACAGCATATATTGTATCTCCCACCTTGCAAGGCAATTTCAAAAGTCTGCCTTGTTCTTCTAAGTCCTCATATTCTGCTAATTTCTGCAATACATTATGGCGGTTATTTTCCCATTCAACAGGTTCTCCACTAGGTGTAGCATATACGCCGGTTCCGTTAGTACTTCTTCTTGTTAATCTCTCCATTACTGCTCCTTTCTGCCTTTAATCATTATCAAAACTCCTATCTGTCATAATTTCAGCAAATCTCTTGGCAAGGATTTCTTTGATATTCTTTTCTACAAAATCACCGATAGTTTTTTCGGTTCTATCTTTCACAAACTGCTCAAAAGAAACACCCTGTATTTTCCTGTCACTACTCCAGCTTGAAGCAGACGTAAGTTTTTCAATTCTCTTGTCAACAATTTTTGCAATTTCTTCATCAAGATTTTTATAAATAACTTTCTCTGCATATTCGTCCATAGCAATCTTGACCTTTTCTTCAATTTCCTCACTATTGAGAGATATATTTAAAATCATTTTTGGTTCAGCTTTCTTCATTTCAATTCTCCTTTCTAAAAAGGGCACTCATTAGGATTAGCAAGTAGCCATTCCTTGTTACGCTCTGCAACGTCCACATTCGCCCCATTTACAGCATTTTTCATTTTCTCAATAAAGCTATCCTTATCAGCATTTTCACTTGATAAATGGCACATTATGACGTTCTGCAAGCTATCTGAATCGTTAGCCTTAACAAAATCGCAAGCGGTATCAATGCTTAAATGACCTCTGAAAACGTGATTAGCTTTCGGATTGTCGGTATCAACTAAATCCTTGTCATAGTTCACACCTAAGAGAATGTGGTTTATATCCTTAAATTTCCACTTAATAACTTCACAATCCGTTATGTAAAGCATCTTCCCCATTTCTGGGTGTGTAATCAGGAATCCGAATATCGGGCAAGGTTCGCCATTTGCATTAGTATGCGTCCAGTTTCCGTCTATCGTTGTTAAGTCAAATGCTCTTACAGTAAAATAAGAATTTGCTAGAAACTGGTTCATAAGTAAGGCTTTGTATGGCTCACATATAGGAATACCCATAGTTTCAAAATCTTTTACTGACTTGCTATGGTCAAGGTGTTTATGGGTGCATAACACACCCACAATACCTTTAATGTTCCAATCTAAGCCTTTTTTAATCTCCTTAATCGGTATTCCGCAATCAAGGATAAGTGTTTCGCCACCGTTAGAAGTTAAGGTGTAGCAGTTTCCTGTGCTTCCCGTTGCGATACATTTAAGTTTCATCATCCACACCCACTGTCATAACTGCTGGATTTACAACTCCGTCTCCGTCATATCCATACTCTTTGTTGTGCCACTTTCTCAAATACTCTCCGTATTCCCAGCACTGTGAAAGAATACTAACTGCACATCCGTACATAAATCCTGTTATGCCCTCTGTATCTGCTTCGTGGCTTAATCTGTCGGCATTGTCAACAAAACACTTCATAACATCATTGCTCTTGTCAATTTCTGTCTCTAACAGTTCAGCCCACCTTTCAGCATAAGCGAAGCAAGCTCTGCCATATTCATCACTATTCTTGTCGTACCAATCCTTGTATTCTTTTTCTTTACCTTTAATAATTTTCATACTCACACCTCGATTTCATCATCCTGTGGGAACTGAAAAACAGCATTGTTGATAAAATCTACTTTTGACGGCTGATTTTCTGCTCGCACCATAACGCCACATTTCTTCAATCTTTCAAATTCCTTTGCTAAATTTTCTGAAATAGCGACATTCTGCATTACAATAGGCATACCGATATATGTCTCTCTCAACATTTCCATAGCCTTATACGATTTCTCTTTGGAAGAGTACTCACCTAATACGTATTTCTCTCCATTGTATAGCGCCATAACGCTCTCCATTGCGTGGCACACAACTATCTGCTCATAAGGCAAATCAACATTGCCATGCTGTGATATTACTCTCATATCAGCTCTCCTTAATAAGATAAATTAATAACAATGAATGGGTCTTTCTGCCAAGTTCTCTTGTGCATTGGCTCATAATCGTCAATATCATCAAAATCTACATCATCGTCAAAACTTGCTGTAACTGTCACTTCCTGCGTGTCGTTTTCATTCTCTCTGTCAAATTCTGCTTCAACGTCAGTGTCATATTCGACTTCACAGTGAAACTTAACTTCTGTATCTGCATTGTACTGGCTTAATTCCTGTATTAATTCGTATACTTTCATATCTAATCTCCTATTCTGCCTGCATAAACGGCGGTAATGTACTGTCTGCCTGTTCTTTGGTTACTTCTGTGGCTGTGGTGTCAACCGCATCTGCCTTATCTTCTATAAATTCAACAGTATTAGCATTTTCATCAATTTCAGCCTGTGCAACTTGATATACCTCGTCCATTTCAACTTGTGCCTGTCTAGCCATAGGGTCATAGTTCTTAGGGTATTTCCTTGTAGCGTTGTTGCACATTTTTCTCTGAATCATACTCTCTGGCGTATCAAGCCAAGCACCGCTGATGAATGGTCTTGCAATTTCACATTCAAGCATTTCATCTACTGTCTTGCATGCTCTTAAAGCATTAAGTATCTCGTCTTTTTTAGCCTTAATTTCTGCTTTCTGCTTTGGCGTAGCCTTATATCTATCCTCGCATACTTCAAAGGTACTGTTCATCATATTCTGCTTTACATGAGCCAACAGATTAACCTTAACACTATCCCTGTCAGCAGAAAGATATGTTACTGTTCCGTCTAATAACTTAACAGGATATACAACTCTTACCGCCTTATCGGATAACCCTTTTTCTTCCCATTCCGGTTCTGTAATTAAAAGACCTTTGTGTTTAGGTGGAATATACACATCCCCCTCTTTGATAACCCAATATGGATAAACTGTGTCAACATTCTTTCCATAGTTGGATAAGAGAGAATCGTAGCCGTTTCCCTCAATTCCCATTTCAACCTGTTTCTGCCATATATCTTTTCCTGTCTGTGGGTCAGTTCCTACCTTTACATTTCTTAGCTGAAAATAACACTCCCTTGGGTATGCGCTAGCATTGAGTTTAAGACTTGCACAACGCTTGACAATGCCCCTTAAATTGCTTGTATCAAGATTTCTCATATCAATCTTAGGGTCGCTCTTAACAAGATTGAATATGCTTGTCATTGCTTCCATAGCACACTCTTTTGCGTAATCGTCCATATCCATTCCGCAAGCCTTATAATCGTCAATAACAAGACCTGTCATAGCATTACTCCATTCGCTTAATGATGTTGTAAATGCTTTCTTTTCTGCTACTGCTGTTGTTTCTGCCATAATTATTCCTCACTTTCTTCATACATAATCATTATGCCCGTTACGCTACCAGAAGTCCGTTTGTTTGCGATGGTTTCCATAATATCCCAAATATCATCATTATCTACGCCAATAGTAACTCTCTCCATTGCTGATACAAACTGTTTGATAACTTCTGCTTCTTCATCGCTTACTGCAAGTACATATGTGTCTTCGCCCTGCATATTACCCCTCCACAATCTCTAATTTCTCGCTATCATTGACAATCAGCATAATCAACTGACTATCCACCATTTCAGCAACTTTCTTCTGATTAGTGCTGTCAAGGCTCTCACTATCGTCTAAGATAATAGGCACTGACATAGCACTAATCTTCTGAATTGAGTTGCAAATATCAACTCTGCCTAAAATCCTGTTGCCCTTATTGCTCATAGTTGTAAGAATTGATTTTCTATTAACTGTAGGTATGCAAACCGACTTGTAACCGCCAGACTTATTCAGTTCAAACAACTTCCACTTAACAAGTGAGAAATGGCTGTTGATGCTATCAGACAATGTTTCATTCTTCGCCTTATCCAGTTCATCAAGCAAATCAAGGATTTTTTCAGCATTAGCCTTATTCTGTTCCTGTGTGCGCTGTTCTGCCCTTAATTCTTCAAGTCGCTGCTCGTCTCTCTCTGTGTTACTTTCAGCAATCTTCTGTTCAGCTTCTGATAGCTGCTGCCTAAGTTCGCTTTCCTGTGCCTTTAATTCAACCTTGACTGCCGATATGTCATTAGCCTTGTGCATAGCTTCTTCTTTTTCGGCTATCTGCTGTTCAAGTGCCTTGTACTCCTCTGCGGCTGTCACATCAATTTCCTGCAGAAGTTCGGATAACTGCTTTTCAAGGTCTGCAATGTCTGTGTTCAGCATTTCAAGGCTTTCCTTGTGCTGTGGTAATTCCGTTTTAAGACTTTCAAGCGTAGCTTTTTCCTTATCAAGCCTTTCCTTGTACATATTGCCATTGTCAGTAATTGTCTTTAAGTTATCAGCCTTATGCTTTGTAAAATCAGCCTTTAACTGTTCTTTCTTATCTTCCTTATATTCATTACCGCAATAAGGACAGATAAGGCTTGAATCATCAAACTTACGCTCATTTTCTTCTTTCCACTTATCACGCTCTGTCTGTAAGTAAGCCTTAATGCTCTCAATGGTCTTTTCTGAACTGGCAATACAGCTTTCGGTATCGGCAATAGTCTTTTCTGTCTGTCTAACAAGAAACTTCTTGTCAGTAATCTTGACATCAATTTTTCGTCTAGCCTTGATATTCTCCTCGTTAGCCTTGCGTGATAAATCTCCCTGCTTAAATTTCAAGTCAAGAATATCGGCACTAGCCTTGTCATATTCAGCTAACAGCTTGTCATTGTCAGTCTGCTTCGCAATGCAATCAGCAATCTGCTCTTTAAGGCTGTTTCTATACAGTTCAAGGTCAGATACATCTGTGTCCTGCTTAATCTGAATATCTCTTTCCTTTTCCTTAATCTGTCCGTCAAGGATAGGTAAATCCTTTGTGATTTTAGCCTTAGTAGCCTTATTCATAGCAGATAATTCTTCAACTGTATAATTATTAAGTAAAGGAACTAACTCGGCTAATTCAGCCTTAGAATGTGCTATATCAAGGTCTGTCACATTCTCAACAAGACTGAACAGATATTCTCTCATTTCCGCAGGCTTCTGATTTAGAAATGCGTTGATGTTACTGCACATCTTGAATACGCTCATATCAACATCAAGATATGCGTCGAAGTCTTTTAAATTCTTACGAACGTCATTGACGAAGTATGCGTTATCATCCTTGTAACTGCTGCCATCCTTGCTATAAGTACGTTTCTGCACTTTCTTCATATTTACTTCTTTTCCGTCAACATCAAGTGTAAGTTCAACTGACACGTCCATATCATCAACTGATACTCCATCAACTTCTCTTCTGACTACCGGGTTATCCTTTAACTCATAATCGCAGTTAAACAAGCACCACAGATATGCCGTGGCTATTGTTGACTTGCCTACGCCATTCTCAGCCATAATCTTTGTTATGTCGTAAAAATCAAATGTTCTGCTTGCGTAACACATAAAATTCTCTAAAACCGCTTTTTTTAAAAATATTTTCATAAACAATACCCTTTCCTTATTTATATATTCATAATGAATACATCATCTTCTATTGAGAAGTTATCAACTGTCTTATCCGCAAGATAATGCCGTCTGTCAAGTTCATCAAACGTGCCGTCAAATATAACACCTTGGACTGGATGCCATACTTGACAACGCTTTTCGCTATCTGCTGCCATAGCGGTTAATTCTGAAACTGTAACATCACTATTCATCAGCATTCTCCTTTTCTTCTATAATCTCAACTCTACCTACTGATACCTCATAAGCTACTCTGTTTTCAATTTCATCTTCACTTATCTTTTTTGTATAAGGTCTTGACTGAAACCTGCCTGTCATTTCTATATGTGTTCCTACTGGCAAGTGACCGACAAACTTAGCTGTTCTGCCCCAAACTATGCAAGGTATATAGTCTGACTTGCCATATGGTCTGTTTACTGCGACAAGAATATCAGCAATATCTCTTCCTAATGGAGTTTTTCTGTATATAGGCGGCTTGCATAAGTGACCTACAATCTCAACAGCATTATTTACGTCCGGATCAATTTCAACATCTTCTAGCACATCTATTTCCCTGGCGAATACACTAAGTATCAGATGACTATGCTCCTCATTATCTGTATGCTTGTTGTATGACCTTATCTGTCCGTTAATTACTACAGTTCTGTCTACATCAAGCCTATTAATACTTATTAATCTTTCCGATACAATTACTGGAAGCGTATCTGTACTCCCACTCTTTCTTAAAACCTCTATATAAAAGAGGTAAAATCCCTCACCACATATCTCGTGTGAAAAAACCGGCTTTTTAGCAACCTTTCCTAATATATAAGTCCTGTTATTATTTATCATTTGTTACTCCTTTCTCAACAAACCCTACAACTTTGCCGCCGTCTATAACTGTTACCATATCTTTCTTCTCGTACATATCAATGCAATCCTGTACTGTTATTACTTTTTCGTTTACCTGTTTCATCTTGTTCTTTCCTTTCTTCTGCATTAGTTCTTATTGTTGCAATAACGGCACAAACTGTTGTGAGTATTATGCCGAATATTATTCCTGCTATAAAACCTAGTATCATAGCTTATATCTCTCTTTCATTATTGTAGGCAGTTCATAGCAGTCGATATAATCGTGAGTGTCTGCTATGTACTTCTTTTTAAGCTCGCTCAAACCACACCCGTATTCGTGCTTTAACTGCCCTAAAATGTCTCTTACAACCATGCTTCTTAATGGCTCACAATGCTTATTTCTTCCTAAGAGGTAACTTGTTCTTCTGCCAATGTGTGCCAGGATTTCAAGTTTTTCTACCTCATTAATCTGCTCTCTTTCGCCTTTTTCAGAAATAATAAATATCAATCTGCTAAAACTCCTTTCTAATTAATAAGCTGAAATATCATTGACGCAATAAATAATATTGCTGATAACATCCATAAATATTCAGCTATCCTGCTGTCTCTCTTCGCTTTCTTGTATGCCGCAATAAAGACTTCTAAATTGTTTCTTTCTGCTATCAATTCTTCTATTGATATGCTATACTGTGGTGTTGCCTGTATATCTTCCATAAACTTCTCCTTATTTTAAAAAAATTGTGATATAATCCCTTTATCTCTCTATAGAAAAGAGGTGATTTAATGGATAACTCAAAGCTTGCTGAATTTTATGCTCTTGCTAAAATATGTGGCTATCAAGGCGATGTATCTAAATTCAAAGAAGAGTATCGCAAATACTATGATGAATTTATGAGTACTATCAAACCGCAGCCAGCTAAAGCGACAGCAATCAGTAATCCTTTTCATATTGGTTATTAGCATTTAATTACTAATAAAGCATTGGTGAGGGAATTGAGGACTCTACATTCGCTCTGTACTGTCTCATTTTTCTCACCTTTTATTACATCATCAGCAATACCTAAAGCGATCTGTTCTACATAGTCTTGCAAACTTCTTTGCTGTTCGTCACCTTTAATCGTGTATGGTTCTCTCATTCCTGTTCCTTTCTAAAGTGCTGTTTTACCAGTTTCATACTCACAATGCTTATCTTCCTTGCTTGTCAGTTTCTTTAAATTTTCGTTTAGTTCTGCAAGCAAGGAATTTCTTTTCTTTTCAATCTGGATTAATTCTTTTATCAATCTTTCCAACTCTTAATCCTTTCCTTAAAAACTCATACTTATCTGTGCATTAGCTTCTTTTACCTGTTCAGCAAGTGCCATAGGCAACGCATAATCATCTATAAACTTGTGTACATTATCAATGTACTTTCTTCTTATGCTCTTATATGTTGTTACGCAACCAAACTCACGTTTTAACTGCTTATATATGTCAGAATATACTGAACTGCGAATACTGCCATTCTTATAAGCTTCGCTATCCTTGCCGCCAAGTACAATTACGCCTTTTCTATTAACGTGCTGTTTGACCTCATCAATCTCACAGCCGTAAAGAGGTGTGTTATCCTTAAGCTCTGTCATATCTTCTTTGATAGAGTTAACAGCCTGTTCAAGTTCTGTATAACCCTGTGCTAAAAGCTGTATCTGACCGCCTGTTGTCTTTGGCATACCATAACTGCCCGTCTTTCTGATTGACGGAAGGACTTCTCCTGTAACCCAATCTGTAAATCTCTCTGCACTTTCTTTACGGCTCTGAAAGATTGTCTTGTAAAGATTAGCCTCGCTAATAAATATCATCTTCTGCATTCCACCCTTTGTAAGGGTATCCGCAGTATGGATACCCTTTTCAGATAACCTCTGCTTAACATTTCCTACATTTGATATTTCCAATGCCTTGCACACATCAGCCAAGCAGAACATAGGTTCATCATCTTTAGTAATGGTTCGGATTTCTCCAAACTCTGAATTGCTAAAAATCTGTAACTCCATAAATATACCCTTTCTTATCTAACCCATTTTTCAATCGGAATTTTTGTTGCTTCTGCAATCTTCTGTATAGTAGTTAATGTTGGAGATGACATACTATCTTTCCAACGACCACACGTTCCATTACCAATGCTGCACATTTTCTCAAATACTGATATTGGCATTTTCTTTTCGTTGCAATATTCAGTAACCTTATCATAAAAATTTTTATTAATATCTATTTTATTCTGCTGTGTCGTAAAAGCTTCATAAGCCTTGTCAATTCTTGCGGCTACCGGACTGTTTTCTAGCTCTACAAGTGCTCTTAAAGCTGAAATTTCTAATTCTGCCTTTTCTTTTGCAGATATGTCGCTTTTTCTTGCTTTTTCTAAATCCTCAAGTATATAGTTTTTTAATAAATCAATCTGAACTTCATTCATTGTTATTACCTCTCAATCTGTAATTTGTGATATAATCCTCTTATTCTATTGAGAAAAGAGGTGAAAATATGGATAATCATTACTCTGAAACATTTAGTACATACGACACTGTAAACTGTGGTACATATGTATGTATGCAGTGTGGTAACGAAAACGACAACGGAATTGTTTCTATAAAACATCGTGGTGAAACATTACCAGAGTGCGATGAGTGTGGATATACTACATGGATTAAAATAATGTAGGGTTTTTAAACACTCTTTCTTCCTCTGCGAGTGTTTGGTTCGTAACCGCCAAGTTATCATCAACCAAATGCTCAATGAGGAAAGTTCTTTTTATAACTCTTGTTCCGTTTTCACAAACCTGTGAAATATGCAAATACATCTTCCCATTTTTTTGAAATGGAATAACAAATGTACTCTGTAAAAATTTCCATTTCACAAAATGCTTATTCAAAAATATGCTTACACATTTTTTAATTTTACTCATTCTTACTCCTTTTCAGTAACTTGTGAAGTTACTTTCTTTGCAAAAAAAATCTCCATAGGATTTTCAATATTCAAATTATCAATCATAATCTGAATTTCGTTACTGCCAAAAACGCCCTTGTGCATTCGTAAATAGAAAGTCTTGGGTGTTACACCTATCATTTGTGCAACTTCTGTCTGCGTTTTTCCGTTTTCAGCAATAATCCCACGAAGCTTATTTGTATCAACCATCTTCTCATCTCCTTTCCAACTTCGTAACTTTTGAAGTTACTCTTATTATACACCGCAAAAGTAACTTGTCAAGTTATTTTTTTCTTGACTTGTAACTTTTTTGTGCTATAATCAAGTTACCGATAAGAAAGGAGGAAACACTAATGATTAAAACTGTTGGAGATAGGATTAAGGAACAAAGAGAGCTTAACAATATGTCACAAGTAGAGTTGGCTAAAAAGATGGGCGTTTCTAAACAGACATTATATAAGTATGAAAACAATGCCGTAACAAACATACCAAGTGATAAAATTCAGATTGCTGCACAGATTCTTGATATTTCTCCATCATATTTAATGGGGTGGGAAGATAATTTATCTACTGATAATGCTGATATCATTCCCGACTTAATGTCAGATAAGAAAATATTGGATAGTGTTAAGAAGTTAATGAAACTTAATAAAGAACATCAACAAACTATATTTGACAATATAGCCTATTGGTATGAGAAAGAGGGGCATTAAATGCCCCATTTCTTTTTGAATGATATAATTAATTCATATAAAAACTTTAAAAATCTTTTATTATTACAGTTATTGACTGTTTCTATTATTATTCGCCTGTATTCCTCATTACTCATAAACCTGCACTCCCCTCTCTTGCCCTTGCACGTTTGATAGCGATACGATTATTATAGAACACACGTTCTATCGTGTCAAGTGTAGCGGCGATATTGCCAACGCCAATCAAACAATATCGCCTGCCAGAACTTGAAAATGTTTAAGGGTCTTTTCTCAAAGACAAGTTTATTATACATTTATTGTTAGTATATTTCAAATACTTTCGGTCGTGTAATTTTGACTTTATTCGACAACTAACTGAAACTTGTCGATAGCATTACCCATAACACCTGCATATCCGTCCATTCCGTTAGATGTTTCATCATCTATCTGCTCTGGATAGAAGTTTCTATTGTTGAATACAGATACCATATACTTTGCGTACTTCCAAGGCTCACCCTCTGGTGTATAGTAGATGATTTCTACGGCATCTATCGGTGTTTTCTGGTCGCCTGCAAAGCCGTTGTTGAAATCATTATAATCAAAGCCAGTAACGTAAGGAAGCCAATCGCCATTAAGTGTATGAACTCTGTACTTAACTGAACCTCTGCTGACCTTAACAATAAGTGCTGTAATAGCTTTATTGTCACCTGCACCAGCCCAATCTTCTCTGTCCTCTACTTCGCCCCACCAGCGGTCTGTATAAGCGGCATATGTAGCATATACGTGTTCATCTGTGCTATCCTCTGCGTTATCCTCTTCGCTGTTATCCTCTGCGTTATCTTCATCATTGTGGAAACCATAAAATTCTGATAAGTCGCAAACTCCGTCTACACCGTCAATTCTTGCGCTAGAAGTATACTGCCACCCCGCAAGATAATGGTCGATACTGGGTGTCTTATCTGCATTAACATCATCATTTAACTGCATTTCATCATAGCCTAAGTAATAACGTGCTATCCAGAACGGACAATCTAAGTCGCTAGGGTTTGTATAAGGTTTGATGTAGCTACCATAGAATGATAAGCCAGTATACACACCAAACTGATAACCTGCACTCTCGATAACCTCTTTGTAAGCCTTGATAATGTCGATAAGTTCTGAACCTAAGTTTCGCATACATTCATCTTCAACGTCCATCCAGACAGTTACCTTACGTCCGTCAAGCACCTCTAATACTCTTTTAGCCGCCGCAATAGCTTCTTCTACTGTCGGCGTGTATACATAGTTATATACACCGCAGATATGCATACCTGCTAACTGGCAACCTTTCCAGTTGTTTTCAAACTGCTTATCTGGGTCAAAATCACGTCTGATAACTTTAAGGACAGCGTGAGTAAGTCCTGCCGCTTTAACCCTATCCCAATTAACATCACCATTCCACGCTGAAAAATCTCCACACTTAATCATACTAAAATACCTCACTTTCTACTGTTCCTGTTATATTTACATCTGAACTGATTGTGTTATCTTCTGTGCTGTATGTTGCCTTGTAAGTGTTTTTAACACCATCAAGGAAGCTCTTAAGCTCGCTGTCTAGTGCTGTATCATTTGCTAAGTATGCCGCAAAATCATTAAAGCTGGCTGACATACTAACTGTGCCACTTTCGCTGATTGTAGCTGACAGATAAGCCACCTGTTTAAGTGTTCCGTCTGAATTTTGAACAGATAGTGTTCCATTTTTCTGAATTGATGAGTTGATGTCTAACATTGTGTTTTACCTCCTAATTTGTATTAAAAAAGGACACCCGAAGATGTCCTTAATTGCTAATATCCGATTCCATTTGATTTGTATTACGTTGATATTTGTAATCCAAAAAGCGCTTGAATAGATTGTGTATAAGTCTTTGTGCCCTCTTTAGTTGAACCAGCTTCAAGTTTGATTCTGTGCGTTGCATTGTCATTAAACCACCAAACAAATGTAGCACCGCCTGCAAGTTCTGACGGGTGGCTATTTGCCAATCTGTTGCGGTTATTCATAACACAATTTCCGTCAATGTATATTTTTGCCGTAGTAGTTCCGTAATCATCTTTAACGTCCGTCCAAATTGATATATTGACAACTAACATTCCATTGCCTTTGATAGTGTAGTTGCGTACAAAGTTTTCTAAATCTATTGATGTTGATGTTTCTTTGACATTTATTGTATTTAAAAATGTGTTAAAAGTTGAATAGTCTACAGGGTCTTTAACAATCAAGTTGTCGCAACTAATTTCATTACTATATAATGTCCCTATTCCTAATGTAGTTTGCCTTGTTTTGCCCCAAATATCCGTACCTGAAATGCTCAAAGCGTTCTTAACGTCAGAAGGGTTAAGCTTATATGTTATGTCACTTTTTTTTGCATACTTCCACTTACTAAAATCAGTTTCTGTCTGCGTTCCTAAAACATAATTTTTCGCTACTACAAAATCAGTCAAATCAACTTTGCCACTTCCATTTAGGTCGTATTGACTTAATGCGAGTTGCGATGTTGTATTGTTTACAATGGCATTTCGCAAGGTATGTAACACATCTTTGTCCGGTAATAAATATATAGAAACTGCATTTGACATCTTGTTTGAATCAAATTGGAATCCACTAATTTGTCCTTTTACCGAATACATATATCCATCGCTTCTAACATAAAATGGATAGTTAAACACATTATCTTTAACTGTAGCTCTGACAGACATAACCTTTGAATCGCTTCCAGTCGATTTATCTAACGACACTCTGTATAAGCCATAACCCACACTAGGGTCGTATTTGTAATCGCTGTAAATAGAAGTAGAATTGATATTCCAGCCGCCTATTGTACCGCCATTTCCAACAAAGTTTTTGCAAGTTATAGTTCCGTCTGCCGTAATGCTGGTATTCGTGCTGTTTAACGTAAACCTGTTGCCACTTAAATTAAGACCGCCTCTTGCAGTAATGTTAATTGTATCTGCAATAGCTTCAATACAACTTTTAAGCGTACCAGTATCAGTTTTAGCTATATAAGCAGATAAACTAGCCGTAGTTGCATAAGAAGAAAGGCTACTTTTTGTCGCATAAGTAGCAGATACCGATTGAGTTATACTATTAGCAGATTGAGATATAGCAGAGTTCATAGCAGTTGTCGTTGCGTAATTACTTAAGCTATTCTTTGTTGCATATGTGTTACTGACAGTAGTCTTAAACCCACTTAAATCAGATGTCAAAGATGTAACCTTGTTGTTAATTGTTGTTATAGTGCTGTTATCTGCTTTTGTAGCAATTTGTGAAGTGTGACTATTAACTGTAGCTGAAATACTATTAACAGTCTGATTAAGAGTTGTATACTGATTGCTTACAGTTGTTACCTTATTATCTACAGTACTTATAGAACTATCTACATCTTCTGGTGCTGGCGACCAATCTGTTGCCTTATTTCCTTTTTCCAGCTTTACTGCTGCAATATAGTAAGTTGCATTTATATTATTAACGCTAAAAGAAAGTGACCCTGAATCACTCGTTGCTGTTGAGCGAATAGTTCCAGTATATCTTTTCCACGTAGTTGTTAGTGTAACTGCACTTGCGCTATCAGCTATACTACGGCTTGGAGTAATTGTAGTATTTGCAACAGAAGCTTTAGCATAAAACGAAACAGTATAGATTTCATTAGCAACCCATACATTCCGAGTATTTGCAAAAACACGTAAGTGACCACCAGTAGGTTTAAAAACTAATACATTACCAATTACACTATTATCTGATATAATTGTACCTGTACCTGTATCATATGCCCAATAAGCATCCTTCTGAAAAAAATTACTATTACGAATTAAGTTTGTTCCACCAATCTGAATATCATTAACCGCAGTAGTTATGTCCTGCTTCCAAACCTTATTAGTAATACTACCTTGAAGCTGTGTAATGCTTGAACCTTGGTTCGTTACAGTAGTTGTAAGCGTATTGACCTTAGATAATGCACTATCAGCCGTTGACTTCGCTGTATTAGCGGTGTTGTTTGCAGCTGTAGCTGTTGACTTCGCACTGTCAGCAGTACTCTTTGCTGTGTTAGCTGTAGATACAGCTGCACTTGCATTTGTAGCTGAATTGCTTGCTGCCGTTTCTGCTTTGCTTGCTGCGGTTTTAGCTTCACTAGCTGTTTTACTTGCATTATTAGCTGTACTTTCAACTTTTGTGACAGTTGTTGTTAAGCTTGAAATACTTGATGTATTGCTATCTGTTGTCTGCTTAATACTGTTAACAGTATTACTTAAAGTTGTAACTGTGCCACTGTCAGCTTTTTTGCTAAGTGTTTCAGACATTTTGGTTATGGTAGAACTATTTTCATCAACAGTCTGCTTAACCTTGTTAAATGTTGTAGTATCAACCTTATTACCCATATCAGTTTCAAGGCTGGTTGTTCGTGTCTTAAGGCTTGATAATTCACTGTCTGTATCAGTTTTCCATGAGCTTATTTCAACATTAAACTTCTTAATACCTGTAATCTCACCATTGATGTTAATAATATCCTGTAACGCCTTAGTAACATCACTATCCTTAATTAACACCCATTCATATACAGGCGCTTGTTCTGTGCCGGTATTGGCAAATCTGTATGAATATCCATCTGCACTTGAGGTAGGATTAACCACATAACAGATATCGCCTATATGTTTCTTTCTTGTGGCATTGTCAGTCCAATTAACAGCTGGCTCATTATTAAGAGTAGGTATTTCTGTCTTTGTGAATGTCTCGATATTGCCATCAATCTGACCTTGCAATTCTTCTTGTACTTTATCTAAGTATTCTTTAGTAGGTACTTCTTCTGACAGTTTATCCAGTGATAACGAACCAGTTCCAATGCGTTTTCCGTTAATTGTGCCTACTGTGATATTATCAGCGTTAAGATTAGTAACTGTAATCTTGCTTGCGTCAATTGTGCCTGCTGTTAGCTTATTAGCGGATAGGTTTTGTACTTTCTCATTAGTTACTGCTCCGTCTTTAATAAGAGAAGTTCCTATAACCTGCCCTTTGACATTAGCAAAATCAATCTGTGCGTATTTTAAATCTGCTATATCTACTGTTAATGAATTGGCTTTTAACTGTGTAATTTCAGCATTAGCTGCTTTGAGACTTTCTACATTAGCATTTATTATGTCAGCATATGAAGCGTCTAATTTATTTGCTTTGAGAGCGTCAATATTCGCATTTGTTGCGTTAAGATTAGTTATTGTTGCATAAGTAATCTTGGCTGTATCTACATCTAACTTATTGATTAACGCCTTATTAACAACTAATAAATTTGCGTAGTAACGCTCCATTTGCTTTGTTATCGGGCCGCTAGCGATATTGCTGTTTTCTGTGTCAGATTGCCCTATAGATGTAACAGTATCCATTAAGCCGCCGTCACATTCGTGGGTTATCTGCATTATAGGCACTTTGTAATCAACGCCGCCCTTATTAACAGTAATAATGTCGCCCGGTTCAAGTCGCCAGTCGCCGACAAACTTAACTGTAAGCGGTCTAAACTGAAAGCCGCCTATCTTTTTGTGGACTTCATCTAAGACTGCTTGCGTCATAAATGGGTTAGTGAAACTAAGTCCAGTTGCACCGCTACCGCTGGTAATCGTGCTAGTTTCCTTGTCGCCTGACTTCGTATTATTGCATGTCAGTTTTTGTATTATGAAATCCTTAGATGTTGTAAAGGTAACGCCTTGTTGATAATACTTATGTCCGTCAAGTACATATCCGCTATCCTTATACCACCTTAATTCAAGGTTGCCATCAGCATTAATTACCGCATTACAGCCTTGTAACATAGCCATATAGCCGATAATTTCACGCATTGTATAACCTTGTGGCTTGTCGCTAACAGTGTGCGCTGTAACTATATTTGTTGCTAATGATATGCCTAGCTTACCGCATATTTCAGTGAGGATAGCTTTATCTGTGCTAGGAAATACCAAATCAGACGAATACGGCATGTCAGCCTTATACATTTTGTCGTAGGCTTCGTAACTCGTGTATTCTCCATTGCTTGTCTGCTTGCTGACTGTAAATGTTCCTAATTTAATATGCTTGATCTCGTTACTAACTTTTACGCCCTCATATATAGTAATCTCTTTATTTTCGAGACTTACTTGTGGCATATAAATAGAAAAGGTAACACTGCTTGCACAAGTGTTACCTATGGTAATTTCGTTATTAGGATTTGTTATGTTTTGGAAATTGAATTTGTTAAGCGTGTTGGTATATTCTTTTCCATCGACAATGTACTTGGAATAGTACCTTGCACTATTCCCCTTAACAATCTCCGTTATAGCTGTGTCTAATATCTTCATTCTACACCGCCTTTATTGATTAATTAATGGCTTATCATAAACTCAATTGAGTATAATTTAGCTGGTGTAATTTCTTCGCATTTATCGAATGCGTCCATAGGAAGCATTGTCATGTCAGGCACTTCAATCTCTTGCTCATTGATTTCCTGTAATTCTTCCTGTAGCTTCTTTAAGTTCTCTGATGTAATCTGATACTGATTATCGTTGATAACTGGATTACCGCTGTCGTCCTTATCTGCATACTTAACCTTAGTATCTTCTATGGTCTGTAATGTTGCCTTATATAATTCTTCTAACGCCTTGATATTGCACATAATAGCCATAGCAATTCTGCCTGTGGTCTCGTCATGTGATATGTTGCTTAAGCTCTGGAATCTGTCTATTAACTCACTTGTTTTAAGTTTCATGTGGAACTCTCCTTTATTTCTGAATTAAACTTAATTTTGCTCCGACTATAAGTCCGTCCTCATTTTTTGCCCTTGTAAGATACGGATATGTCACATCTCCTGTGTATATTGTCATTTCTTTTTGAGTACCACCTAAAAATAGGACTTGTGCTGTTGGGAATGGGTTATTTTCATCATTAATCACATTATCAAGCAATAACGCCTGTTCACCTGTTAATGGCGGTAATTGAAGCTCTACTTTGTCTTTAATAGCTACGATTGTTCCTACCATTTCTCCATAGTCGTTTCTTTCAGTATTTTTAGACCATATCTTGTTTCTGCTGTATGTGTAGCCGTTGTAAGCTACTGGGAATGTCACTCCCTCGATAATTACAGCACTTATCATTCAATCGCCCCTTTCTGCCTAAAAATGGGTAACAAAAAGGACACCTCACAATTAAGTGAAATGTCCTTGTCATTTTGCTATTTATTTGTTATTATTGGCATGAGTTAATTTACATTCACTCATACGTGCTAATCAGAACAGGTCTACCCAACTTGTTCTGATTTTTTTATTCTACTTTTAATGTCAGATTTAGAAGCTTCTTGTTTGAACCCCAAGGGGTTACTTCTAAATTAACGTCACTTTTATCTTCTAATATATATATCTTGGCAACTGTAATATTAGTGCCAGTCTGTAATTCTCTTGCCGTATTGTTGTATTCGTCAACATCAAAACTGACTAATGGATAGTCAAGTTCCTTGCCATTCTGAAAGCAAGTAACATTGTAGTTGTAAACAAATGCCTCGTTATCTTTTGAATTATTTGCAAAGTCAAAATAGACAACAACAACCTCTCTATTATTGCTATCTGTAATTGTTTCGTGTTTAAGGTACTCAAGTGTTGTATCGCCATATCTTGCTATATCTGTATCTTGTTGTGTGGTGCTAGACTGCTTTACAGTACTACTATTATTGTTACTGCTGTTAACACTTCCGTTGCTAAAAGCAACTATCAGAAATAGCACGAATGATACTATTGCAAAGTAAGAGCCTAAGTGCCTTTGTGACTTGTCGCCTTTGCTTTTTATTAAGTCCACAATAGCCAATATAAAGCCTATTGGAATTGTGAATATAAATAGTGCTGTTACTGCCGCCGCTATGCTTAGCTTACTGTCTTTTTTCTTTGCTTTCTTTTCTGCCATATTGCATTACCCCTTTGCTTTTTATATATAGCAAAAGGATAACACAATACGTTTATCTTATCAATATGGAAAAGCTGCTTGACCTGTCATATTTGTATAACTGTTAGCTTTGTCTTGCACCATTGTAAACAGCTTATCTGCGTCACCTTGTAATGTTATGTTTACATTGTTGTTAGCTTCTGACATAGCCGCCACAACCGCATTATAAACCGCTGGATAAACTGCGTTGGCAATACCTGTTGTGATTTCCTGCTGGTTGGCTACTGCTGTTCTTCCGTCCATAGTACCAACCATTTCGGGTGCAACTTCATTAGCAACAAACAGCTGTCCTTTGTTTGGGAAACCACCATTTGCATAAAAATCAACACCAATATGAGGTACTTCTGGAGGCATAAGACTAAATTCGCCCTCAATGCTAAAATGTGGCATTTTAATATGAGGAAATCTAAGTGATAAGTCGCCCCACCAGTCTTTTAAATTATACCACAAGTCACGTATATAGCCAAAGAAATCTTCTATCGCAACTGATATTCTGTGAAGTTCTGGTTTACTATCCCACCAATTAAGAACACTATACCACGTATTTTGAAGTCCTTGCATTATTCCGTTTGCCATATCACGCCATTTATCTGCCGTAAACCAAGGTGAAACATGATTATTCCACCAACCTACAATAGCTGTATTGCCCCACCAGTTTGAAAAGCTATTCCAAGAATTAGATAAGCTGTTTTCAATATTATTGCCTAAGTTGTTCCATTTTTCTCTTGTAAAATATGGTGCTACGCTATTATTCCACCAACCTACAATAGCTGTATTGCCCCACCAACTTGAAAAACTGCTCCAAGAATTGCTTAATGAAGTTTTAGCATTATCGCCAAGCTCTCCCCATTTTGACTTAGTAAACCATGGTGCAACGCTTGTAGTCCACCACTTTGATATATCATCTTTATGCCCGAATGTGATAGTTTCTATCACTCCGTCAATAAAGCTAGGCAAATCTTCAAACGGTGCTTTTATAAGATATGCTAATTGGTCAAACATTGACATGTCTATCTTTTCGCCTGTGAGTGCTTCATTTAACTTGTTTCCTAAGCTAAATCCACCAATAGCCGCACCAATGCCGCCTATAATACCTGTGCCGATTGTTAAGCCTATTTCTGTGGCAGTTCCAGCACCCATTATGGTAGATAAGTCAGTAGTAAGCATTGTGTTTATTCCCTCTGCTAAACCACCTTTACCGCCTAATGTTTTTAAGCCTGTCTTAACTGTTTTCCAACTTAATGCGTCAGATATTTTCCCACCTACAATCTTTCCTAAGCCACTAAATTTCATAAATCCAAGTGCCGTTATGATTGTAGTTTCAATAGGTGCTGACGTGAAAGAGCCACTCCACAACTCAATAGCTGCTTTTATGCCCTCCCATATGAAATGACCTACACTTGAAAATACTTCCGTCCAGTTGATACCAGCTAAAAAGTCACCCATCTTTCTGCCAATTCCGTACCAATCGACTTTATCTATTGCATCTGCAAACCAATTAAAAATTCCTGCCACAAGGTTAGATGTATCTTGCCCTGCCTTAAAGAAATCACCAACCGCAAAATCTTTAAAAATCTGTTTAACAGGCTCAAGTGCCTTATCAATCCTATCAGCCCACGCAATAGCCGAATTTTCCATATTGGCAAATGCTTTATTCCAAGCCGCTTCATATTCTGCCGCCGCCTTAGTAATATCATCTGTTAAGTCAATACTACCACCGCCGCCACCGCTTGAACCCTTGCTTGAGCTTGTATCGTCTTGTAATTTATTTATTTCATCAAATCCCATAAGGGATAATGTAGCTTTCTTTGCAGAATCCGCTACATTTTGGTATCCGTCTGAAATATCTTCTAATCCGTCAGAAGTATCTTTGTAACCACTTTGTCCGAAGCTCTCAAAGTCAATCTTAACGCCCATTAAAGAAGCAAGATTGACTAATAATCTTTTGATTGCAATAGTTACTCCGTTTACTATTGGCATAACCTTTGAAAGAATTGGAATAAACAGCTGTCCTGCTACCATTCCGACTTCTTTCATATTGTTGCTGAACTGGCGTAACATGTTACTTGGCGAGTTGATTGTATTTGCTAAATCCCCCCACGATACTTTTGATTGGTCTAGTATAGCCAATACTCTTAATTGCTGTTTTTCCATCTGCGTCATTTCTGATACAGACTTAGAAATGCCTAAATTATAAGCATATGTCGCTAATGTAGCATTGGTAATATCAATACCATACTTGTATAATGCCCTTGATTGACCGATTAAGCCGCTTTGTAAGTTCTGTGCTACTGTTGAATAGTCCACATTAAAAAGCGAGCTTATATCGCCTGCAAGCATTGTCATTGACTTTGTTATTGCCGTTGTCGCTTCACCAGTCTGTCCTAATGAATTAGTAACAGAAGCTAACTGTGAAGCATACTGCGTTATCTCTTGTATGTTAAGTCCTAAGTTTTTTGCTCCGCTTTCTTCAAGTAAGCCACCTTGAACATTAACCTTAAGTCCGGACAGTTTTCCGAGAGTATCATTAACTCTGTTCTGAAAGCTTTCTGCGTATGCCGTAGCGTTATCATATCCGTACTTCTCGTAATCCTTATCCCATTCAGAACCGATTTTACCAAATGCTACCGCTTGATAGTTAAACGCTTCAATGTAATCTGTTGTTGATTTAATAGCTTCTACAAGTTTCTTGCTGCCACGAATTATTATAAAATAAGTGGCATAAAACTTACCTATTGCACTTGCTAAGTTCCAACTGCTTTTAGTTGCCGTTTTAGCACTTGTAGAAACACCATACAGCGACTTTTGAAGCGAGTTTGAAGAAGTACCCACCTTGCTACCTTGACTAGCAAGATTAGCCAATGCGTTAGTCATTTGAATAACATTCTGGCTTACTGTTGGTGCTCTTGATAGCGTTGTCATTAAGCCATTTAAAGCATTACCCAGCTTTGGAATGTTTACAACGGCGTTTTCTATACTTTTACTGCCTAGCTTACCTAATGATTTTGCAAATTCTGTAACCTGTGTTGCATTTTGCGGAATAGCTGATATGCTTGCAACTGCTTTCGTAACGGCTTCAAGTGATGTAGCTGTGTTAGCAAGTGCGGCTGAATCAACAGAACCTATCTTTGTGATATTCTTGGCAAGTCTTGTAAAATCTGCTGTTCCTGCGTTCATATTCTGCATAGCAGAACTTAACTGACTAACACCGTTTGCCAGGTTGCTTAATGATGAGCCATTCACAGTCGCAAGTGATGTAGATAGCCTTGTAAGCTGATTTATCAGTTTATCAACAGAATTAATAGCTTTAGTGGCGGTGCCGGTAATTTTAACTTCTAAACTGTCTAATTCCACGATTTAACCTCCTTTTTATAGGATTGTTGGTGGTAGTCCTTTCTTTTCAGTCTGTGCCGCCCATTTTTGCTCATTGAGTAACATCAGCTGTAACTCCTTATCGTATGTATCTTCTTCACTTTCTTCTGTTTTTTCTGATAAAATAGCTTGTTTAGGATATTCAATGTGTACATCTTTATTAAATGCCGCACCTATTCCGCAAGAAATAGCTGGAATTGCATAAACTAAAAACCAGTTATACATTTCTGCGTCTCGATTTTGTCTATCAATTTTTTTGCCTTTTGCATATAGTAATAATTTTGTAGGTGTCATTTTTAAAAAGTCCGAATAACTAACGCCTAGTGAACTGGCTAAGACAAAGTATTCTTCCCAGATTATTTTGTGGAAGTCTGCTTTTTCTTGTGGTCCTGTGGAACTACTGTCGGTTTCTTCTGCTCCTGCGTTGCTTCTTCCACATTGTTCGCCATTTCCTCTAACATCGCTGTTATTCCGCTCAACTCGAAAAAACCATCATCTTCCATCGCTTTCTTTATTTCTTCAAACAATGTTCTATATCCGTAAATCTTATCTGTCTTTCTCTTTTCTGTAATATATGCTCTAGTGAGTTCTTTTGCTTCATCCATAGTTACAGGGTTATTGTCAATACAGCCTGCATAAATGGCTAAAATGCAAATCTCTGGCACATCTGCTGTCATATTTGCTAATCCATCAAAGGAAGCCTGTGCAACACTTTTATCTGTCCGCGCAAGTAAGTAAGAACCATTGACAACAGAAAACATTTTCTGCACTATCTCTTTGCACTCTGCCGCACCAAAAGAGAACTCAACTTTGTATTCTTTTCCATTTGCATTAATATTCATCATAATTTTTACCCTTTCCCACCCTATCACTATATAGGGAAAGGTGCGGATTTTACACCGCACCTACCTTTTAAAATAATCATTCTGTTACATCATCAAGATATGATGTGTAGTCGGCTGTTTTGGCGTTTGTGCCACCAATCGACACAGCCTTTGATTTAGTCGATTGGCTTATTATTCCCCCACCTTTGTTACTGTGAATGTGCCACCAGCACCCTCGACAACTTGAAGCTTGTCTGTGCATTCGATAGGTGAAGTATTAGGAACTGCTGTTACTGTCATTTCAAGTACCGAATCAGTACCAGAAACATCATTAGGCGTTGCTGTTACCTGCCCGACAAATGCGTACTTAGCAACCGCACCTAATCCGTCAGAACCATATAACTGAATAATATCTAACTGCTTACCCTCTGCTTTGATTAAGTCCTGCAAATAAGCCTTTTCAAGGTTTCCTGTGTAAGTCTTAGCGTCAGATGTTTTGATACCCATTAAGAATGTCTGTGAATCATCTTCAAATGTTGTACTTTCAACTGTGTTAGGTGCTGATACTGGTGCTGAAATCGACTTAGCCGCAACCATTAACTTGTATGAGCCTGCAAAACCATCTTCGCTATGCTCCTTGTAGATAACCCTAGCTTTATAACTTGTACTTGCCATCGCCTTGTTTACCTCCTAAAAATTTGCAAAAAAATAAGAGCATTTCTGCTCTTTGTTACATTAATCTGTCATTTGCCGCTATTATTCGTCTGAATCTAGCGGTACTCTTATGTACTTTATTGCTGATTGAGAACTCTGGCATTGCGTTACCTTGAAATCTCATTGTCTTAAATGCATCTGTAATTACTGCCATAACCTTGCGACAGTCAGACTTGTTTGTGTTAGTGGTAACATCTACTTGAAATGTCGCTAACAATGCATTAATTGTCTGTCCATCAAGTGTTTGCCCTTGCTCTACCGCTGATAACAGATGTATGTATACTGTCGGGAATACTGCTTGACCGCTGTTTTCTCCCTCATTTGTTATAACTATCTTCGGGTACGCTTTCTTTAATTGTGTTAGGGTCTTAGCCTTGACAAGTGCTGTGACTGTGTTTTCAAAGTCTATCGCCCAATCGTTTGCATTTGCCATTAGTTAAACACCTCTTTCGCTATACGCTTATACTGATTAACAATTTCTATTGTGGCGTTGTACATAGGCATTGTAGCCTTGACGCCGTGTGTGTAGTGCCATTGATTATCATTACCTAAGTAGTACCAGCCATCTTCAAATGCGTGGATTTGTCCTGGATATGTCCCTACGCCCAAGCCGAAATCATTAGCCTTTGGGTTTTCGTTGCCGCTGTTGTAATAAATACCTGCACCAAATTCGATTGCTAAAAGCGTGTAAAACGGCTCTCTATCTTCCACCTCAATAGTTTTGCCAGTTGCGATTAAAACGGCTTTACAGCCCATTTGAGTTGGTGTTTTCTCAACTCTCAATGTTACTGTTCTGCCTAGCGGACTTTCATTAACACTCATAATTGCCGCTTTGTCGCCTAATTCTGCTAATCGCTCAACAAGCAGTTCACATTTATACTGTAAACTCTGCTTATACTGTTGTAGCTGTCTGATAGCTTCATTTACGGACTTTTCAGACAAGGATATATTAATTGTATGTCTTGCCATAATGCACCTACTTTACAACTGCTTTAAGCATATACTTAGTTGAACACAATGCCGGTTTCGTACCTACAATCGTGAAGTCCGCTGATGTTTCATCAACGAGGCTATCATCTGTGTATGTAGGCTTGCTATCAAGCCAGATAAGGTCGCCTTTTTGAATAGGTAATGTATTCCTATCTGTCAGTAAAATAGCGTCAAAATCAGCGGTATCAAAGCCGTATTCTTTACTCTGCGCTTCTCCACCACTGAACGATATGTTAGCTTTGAAATCAACCGGCTCTGAAAAACCTGTTTTCTCTTCAAGGACTTTGGGTATCTTATTTCCCTCATCATCAAGATAAGGAATAAAATTACCTTCTGTGTCGGTATATCCCTCATAAAGGATATTGCCCTCATCATCTCTTTCATAGATGGTGACAGTTTGTCCTTGAAGCGAATACTTCATAGCCTGCTTATTAATGTCAAGCATTGTTCTTTACCTGCTTATAAATCTGATTTATGCCAGTACTTGACAATCCAGACACAATTCCTACTGCGATTGCATTAAGAATGTCATTTGCCGGAAAATCCGGTATTACATACATACCTATAACGCCTAAGATACCACCTGCAACGCCTACAATTATAGGAATGTAATTATCCTTAATGTGTGGAATTGCCTTAGCTCCTAAGCCTATCAGATATGTTATTACAACGATTGCAACTACTGTTGATACTGATGTTATATCCATTCTGCTATACCTCCTTGTCATCATTAAGTCTTGTCTCTATGCCATCAATTCTGTGATGTGCTGACTTAACACTTTCTTCAACTTTAACTATCCTACTATCGTGAGAATTAAGTTCTTTACGCATTTCTGTGACTTCGTTCTTAATCTCCGTTGTATTGTTAGATATTGCGTCAAGTTTCATATTTATTCGCGTGTTCTCTTTCACACGTTCTTCAAGTTCTACTCTGTCACTTCGTTTATCATTCTTAGAGTTGAATGATAAACTGAAAAATCCGAAAAAGACGGAAAAAGCAACTGAAATTATGCTTATAATTACTGCTATTGGCATTGATATACCGCCTTTCATAATTAATAATGGCACACCGCCCACCACCCTTAATGTGCGCCGCCTGCTAACATATTGCTGACATAAGCAAAATGCTAACGCACAGTCTTCTATAACACTTTAGCAAATGGAAATACCCCAACAAATAAGCTATCTCTATCTTTCCAAGTTCTGTTTACGCCATTCTCATTGTAACTTGCCATAAATGCTTCGCCTGCTTGTGAATGGTCATAGACAGTCAGATTAACAATAACGCTCTCAAACTTCTTCAAGTCCTCGGTTATCATTTCATCTGTGTAGCTGTCGGGGTAGTTTCTTCTTGCCTTTACATCTTCTGTAGCTTGTTTAATGAGCTGTTCGATTATCGGATTATCTTCTTTGCTATCGAACACTACCACATCAGATGTAGTTTCGTCATCATTTGTGACTGTATCAATATGAAATTGTTTAAGTCTGATTTTGACTTGTTCTAATGTGGTGTATTCCATAACTATCTCCTATAATCCTAATTTCTCAATTAACAGCTTCTTTAACTCTGCTCCTGTGAGTTCTTCTGCATTGTCTATACCTTGTTCTGTGGCAAAAGCCTGTAAATCAGATGTAGACATGCGATTAATGGTTGTCTTGCTATAATCAAAAGAAGCTCCGGAATTATTATTTTCCGGAACCTCTTCACCCGCGTTATACCATTTACCATTATGAATCACTATATATGGATATTTCATAGTTGCACCTCCTACTCTTCGCTATGAACCTCATATACGAATGTGCTATCCATATTCTCGTATGATGGAAGAACAACCTCAGAAGCAAATGTCGACATCTTCATAGGTGGTCCGTACTCTGTCTTTGTAGCAACTGTGATACCTGTGCCGTATACTGTTACATCGACATCAGCTACCTGTCTTGCAGTTCTTTCTTCCGGTGTAGTGCCAAACCAAGTGCTACCAAGGCTTCCTTTCGGAAGAAGTGTAACCTTGTTATCCGGATAGAAATACTGCTCCTTGTCATCATCATCAATGTACATCTTGTCGTAAAGTACTATAGTAAGCTTTGTTCTCTTCTGTACTACTGAAACAACAGTATCATCGTCAACCTCAATAGTTGCTGTAAGGTTCTGTGCAAGTATTGAGTTTCTTATCTGTGCATTATCAAGCAGATACTGGAATGTATTACTATTCATAAGTGCATATCTGGCAATCTTGCCCTGCTTCTGTAACTTTTTTCTTGCATTGTTAAGGTCTGTAAGTGGCTTTGAATTAGCTGTATCACTCCACATACTTGTGCCGGTTAACTTTGCGTAATGGTCTTTTGCATATGAACCGTCTTTGTCATAATCATAGGCATACTGAACGCCATCACTTACGATAGCAATTACCGGATGACCTGCATTTGTTGCAAGAAGTGACATTCTCATACGCTCTGGTACAACTTCTGCACCGCTTACAAGATTATTTGTATCGTCATATACGCTTGCCAAAGCACTTGCAAGGTAAGGGTCATCTGCTGATTGAATACGCTCGATTTCAAGCATTTCCTCTTCACCGACTGTCATTCCCTCACGGAAAAATGCCATCTGTGTTTTTTCCTTGCTTAATCCCTCTCTAGCTCTAAGTGTTGGGATTGTGTCAAAGTTAGATGGTGCAAGTGATACTGGAAGTCCTTTATGTGTCTTAATCCAGCTTAAATCAAGACCTTGCTTCTTTCTTTCTGGAAACCACTGTAAACCAAGATAAGGTATCTGATTACTAGCGTTTTCTGTTGCCGATAATGCGATAGACTTACTGTCTAATACTTCATTAATTAACATCTATTTACCTCCTGTTATTATTCAAATACAATCATTGGAAGAGCTGTCTTAACTGTTGCGTCATATGTAACGCCAGAATGTGCTTCTGCCACCTTTGTATTAAGATATGCTTTTTTAAGCAATACTCCCTGTGGTCTGTCCTCTGTTACATCGAACCTTAAAATGCCTACTACTGTGGCTGTATTGTCAGCCTTGCCGGTTGCTCCGATTGGAGTGCCTGCTTTGACAATCTTCTTACCCTGTGCATTTTTAGTTGTCACGCCATCAAAATCAAGTGTTAATGGGATTGCTTCGTTAGGCTCTCTCTTTAAAATCTGAACGTCTCCTGCGTATGAAGTCTTTTCATACTGCATATTCATTTCCTTTGCCATTTCTTACCTCCTGTTATTACTGAATATAATGTGATAAAACATCATTGTTCTTAGGTGCATTAGATATAAGACTTTCTGCTATCTTTTCAGCATTTGTCTTATTATCTGCACCGCCTTTATTACTGCCGCCGCCCGGAATATCCTGATGTTTTGCAATCTCCTGTTCCTTAGCCTGTGCCGCAGCGGTTTCTTTTTCGGACATAATCTTGCCAAGTTCGGTGTAATCAAGACTTCCATCATCTTTAACAACCGTCTTTGCCTGTTCAGCAGTAATCTTAAAATTAGTCATAGCTGCTTCCCTCTGGTCTCTGATAGCGTTAGATTTCTGTAAATCGGCTATCTGCTGATTAGCTGTATCTAGGGCTTTATTTGCCTTTTCAAGCTCTGTCAGATTGCCAGCCTGTATTTCATCAAGCTGCTTCTGTAAGTCATCTGCTGTGTCAGCCTTAGCCTTGTACTGCTTTGCCTTGTTTTTCTCCGTAGCAACTTCTGAATTGTTCTGATTAAGAAGATTTGTAATCTGTTCATCTGTTGCTTCTGGAAAAAGTTTTAATACATCTTCTCTTGTCATAATTACCTCCGTTAAACACACGCTTTTGTTACCGCAGGTCGCTCCTGCTGTGTTCTTCTGCTATTTACCGCATAGCTGCAAAATGTATAAAATAAAAGCAGCTACCGATTATTCGATAACTGCCTTATTTTGCTGATTATTATTAAGTTGATCAACTATCTCTTGTGCTTTCTTTTCTTGTTCTTCCACATCATCAATAGTCTTATATATATTATCAAGATATGATTTTGATAAAAGGAATGTCTTTTCTGCATCTCCCCATAAACCAACTGTCTTAATTGCTATAAGTGGATGTATGCCAGCTTGTAAAAGTAAAAGCAACGTCTGCGCCTTGGTGTACATATTGTCTTGTGGACTGTGATTTATCTGTACATCAAAATCTCTAACCGATAGTTTTAAGTCTTCTCCTGCAAGTCTTAGAATATTAAGAATCACTACCGCTAACCGCTTTTCGCACGATTTAACAATAGGGTCTTTCAGTTTTGCTCTTGTCTTAGAGAAATCCCATCCGTTTCTTAACTCGACCGCTCCTTGCGTATCTCCGCCTGTGTTGCCCTGTTTGTTTGGTATAGCCAATATAGATAATGTGTTATCCCACAAATCTTCCTTAGCAACTTGACATTGTGTCTGATTAAGCTCTTGTGTCATAATTTCGACATCCGACTTATTATCCTTATTGATGGACTTAACTGTAAGAGCGTGGTTCATTTTCATTTTTGCAAATGTTTTTTCATCAACTTCGCAATTTACAAACTTAACCCAATATTCAACAAACTGCTGTATGCTATCCATTCTGTTAGACTGCATGTTATTAATAGCATCCAACATGCCTATAACAAGCTCAATATCAGATATTCTTTCGTGGTTATTAGGGAACTCTACAATAGGGATTTCACCATATGTATGTAGTTTTGCTTCAACTACTTTGCTGTCAACAATTCTAAAAGACATAGTGTCGGAAAATGCCATCTTGTACCAGTTTCCATCCTCGTCTTTAAGTTCTTGCACAACAAGCATAGGTTCTTCTGTGCTTTCATTGTAAACAACGTAAGTGTTCATTGGCGTAGGTGCTACAATTCTAAATGGCACATCACCATTTTTAGGTTGAACCGCCTTAAAGGATGTTCCTGTTGCCGATTGCCATTCTCCAGCCTTAATATCTTTTTCTTGTTTATTGGCATCCGCCATAAAATCATTGAGTATATCAACCGCCTTATTGATAGCTTCATCATCTTTGCGGCTAATAAACTGAATTGGCTCGCCATACGTCTGTCCTACCTTAAACTGAACAATCTCATATGCGTGATTCTCAACAATCTTGTTTGTAATATCTTCATTAGTCAGCTTATGTCTATACAATATCGGTTGGTCGCCCTTGTAGTAATGCCACAGATACTTAATAACTGGCTTATTCCAATTAAATACACCTATAGTACTTCCAATAACCTTAACAACATTGTTAGCAGTTATTGTATCTACATTCGTATATGCAATTTTTCTACCATAACAACCTCTAACAAGGTCTTGAAAATACATTGTGTTCATATCTTGCTCCTAATAAAATGTCATACCACTTGAACTTCTGCTGTCCGGTATTTCTTTAATTTGAAAATTATCATCATCGTTAGGCACATACCATATCCATTTGTGGCAATGCTTGCACGCCAGTTTATGTGTTCTTGGGTCTTTGCTGTCTGCCTTAGTTAAAAACTTATGGCAGTTCGGGCACATAATTGATTTATCTTTATTCATATAAAAATTCATATTTTTACCTCGTTGCATAACAAAAAGCACCATCACAATTAAGTAACGGTGCTTTCGATAAGGAATGTTTTGTTTATGAAAAACATCTTTGTAACTTCTTACAGATACAGTATATCATTAGTGCAATATGACATTCTATGACATCTTTTATAAATATTCATTTCCATATTTATCTTCAAAGGCTTGCAGGGCTTTAGCATGTATTCTGTGTACTTGCCGCCAGCACCAGTCTGTTTCATTTGCAATTTTTTCAAATGTAAACTTTCTGACATATCTTAGAAACAATACTGTGTAATAATCTTCGTTGTTTATCTGCTCTATCTGCTCTATTATTTTGTTCTTTACATCAATGTATTTATCTATAAGCTTATCAAGGTTTTCTTCCATTTGTTCAAGTCTGACATATCCGCAGCCTGTTTTGTCTGGATCTGATGATGACATAACTCTTTCTTCATTAACAACCGCTGATATGCTGTATGATAATTCTTTATACTGTGTTATTTCTATCAATTTATTATCAATTATCTTGTTGTAATAACTTATCTGATTCAGATAGTCCTTAGTTGTCATAATAGATTAATACCTCCTAAATGGATTTATAGCAGCTTCAACTTTAGCTGTTCTATTACCTTGTGTCATTCTTAGTGCAAAGTTTGAGAAAACATCTGGAACATCATCTAACTGTTTCTTACCCGATACTGAATATTGTTTTAAAAGCGACATCATTATTCCGTATGATTCATTAGGTTTGTAAAGCGATACGTCTTTAAAGATAATGTGCTGTAGAATCCAGTTGGAACACTGAAATATTCTTGCTTCTTTGTTTGTTTCAGTCGGTGTATCTGTAATATTGCATATCCATCCCACACTCTCCACACGCTTATTAACTTCCATTGCGACCCTATCTCCACCGGCATTACGCTCAAATTCGCACTCTTGAACCTTATTATTCACAATTACTGCAGATGCATTTCTATACTGTTGCTCATAATCTGCTGTGTTGTCACATACGCAATCAACGCAGTAATAATCTTCGCCGTACTTCTGCAATACAGGCAGTACAAAATAATCTGTACCTTTTCCTTTTGTATCGCATTGAGCTGTGATAATTTCTGGTTCTCCGTGTGGTAGATTAAGGTATCTGCGGATTTTATCGTCCGGGAATAATAAGCCCTCACGTTCTATAGGGTCTTGTTTATACAGGCAGCGATATGAGATTTCATCCATAAGTAGCTGAATATCTTCAAAATCCTTTACTGTATAGCCACCAAATTCAAAGTCAAAATTACTTTCTCCTGTTACTGGGTCTACATCAGGCACGGATATTACTTTAACTCGCTTGTTTCCCTCATAAGCTTGTATAATACGTCCTATTACGTCTCTAACGCTCCACCTTGTAGCAATATGTATTTCTTTACATGGGTTTCCATCCTCGTCCGGTATCTTTCTTTGTCGTGCATCTACTGCATATTTATCCCACAATTTATCAAGATAGGTTGGGTTTAGTGCTTCTTCAATGCCGCCTATCATATCATCAACTAGCAGAAATTTATTAGCTCTGACTTTACCAGCATTTTTACTGCCGACGGATGTACATTGTACAGATTGAAACGGCTTATATTTTCCTACGTTAAACTGTTCAAGTTTTGCATTTGTACTTGTTACTTCAAGTCCAGGGAACACTTCTCCCCATGTATACTCGTTAGCGTTTGTGACAATATCGTATACTCCATCATAATACATTTGTGTAATGTCTCTGCTGTGTGAATAAAAGAGGTTATATCCGTTTGAGTACCAACCTATAACCGCAGAATGAAAAAACTTTTCGATTGTGGTTTTCCCTGTTCCGGGTGGGAGAGAAATACATAAAATATCATATTTATCATCAATCATGCCTTGTAATGCTTCTATTAAGCCTATTTTGATAAACTGTTTTCTTCTCGGCATATAGAATCTTTCTTTAGGTTCACGTTTCTTTTCTATGTATCTAAAAAAACTGTCAACAACCTTGTTTTGTGCTTCAATCAGTAAAATATCGTAAAACCAATTAATCAATTCATACTCTACTTTATTTGCAAAAGCATACTTTTCTAAATCCCAAATTGTACCGCCTGTCTTATCCTTGCAGAAACGCTCTATAATGTCTTTTGCCTTCTTAGTGAGTTGTAGTCCATACTCAATATCTTTCTCGCCGTTTATAGCCACGTTGCAAGCGTCTACATAGGCATTAATTACCTGTTCATCTATTCCATTTTTCTCTATGTAATTTTCATATCCATTAACTGTGGAAATAAGGCTCTGACTAGCCATAAAGAAAAGCACCTCCACTTAAAAGCAAAGGCGCTTATAGACCTCTGCCTATAATTTTTCTAGGTTAGCAACTAACTCTATTTGTTAGCCGGTAAAATTTTGTTAGAATAATACGTCACGGACAGCCGGATGTAATTTCTGCACAAGTGCATTATAATCATCAATTACATATCTTGCTGGAATCATATATGCTTTAATGCCATATCTTTCTGCTGTTTCCCTTTCAATGCAGCAGCCACTCCAATCATAGTTCTCCGCAATTCCTATGAACACATCAGCCTGCGCCAGCTTCTTAAGGCTTTCGCCTAAATACCATACAGCTTCTTTGCTGTCTTTAGGTGGGTCATCCTCAATGTAGCTGTCGATAAGTTCTAATTCCTCACCCTCGTATATTTCAGCAATCTTTTTCATCTTCTGAATACTTGCTTTGATTTCTTCCTCTGTTCTGCCTTTCATCGGCACACTTACAAATAACTTCTTCATGTTCTCTGTCTCCTTTTCTATGTTTTATCAACCTTTATCTTTCTAAGGTCAGCAACTACAATCAATCTGTAGCCGGTAAAATCACTTAATCAATATCTGCAATGCTTTCTACAAAGCAGTTATAATAGATGTATCTCTTTCCGTTGAAATCAAACTTAACATATTCGCCATCGTTTGTATCAATATCAATCTTACCTTGATATGTTGCAAGTTCTTTACCATCTGCCGTGTATACAGTAATTGTTCTTTGCATACCGCCATTTACATCGCTTTTCATATCTGTTATTGCTCTGTCCCATGACGCACATCCGGTCATTCCTAAGCACAATGTCAATCCTAATACAACTGCTAAAATTTTTTTCTTCATAAAATCTCCCTTCATCGCAAACAATAGTCTGCTTCTTCTAATTTATCTGCTATTCTTGTCATTTCAATCTGTGTCCCGTTTTCGTCTTTTGTACCGACAGTTACATATCTGTTGCTTCCACTTGCCATATCTCCAAGTCTTATTTCTGTTTTATCATCATTAAACTTGTAGCATTTACGCATTTCTTCAATGCAGTTATTCATTTCTGATATTTTCATAAAATCACTTCCTATTCTTTTTGATAATCTCTCTGAATGCATCAAGTATTCCTGTTTCTTCAAGCAAAAACACCGTTCCTGCAATGCATATAGATATCACAAGTGCCACAACCACTATAATCACAATAAAAAGCATAATCGTAAAAGCACTACTCATTCCTTATAAACCTCCTTGTTTCCTCAATTATCTTAGAGTCTCTAGCAAAAGTCATTTCAATATGGCTTTGTGGCAGTCTGCCAAACTTTTCCAAAGCGTATTTTTCTACCGCTTCTCTTGAAATATCTATGCCAAAATCTCTTAATGCTTCTTTAGGTGGTGATTGATGTTCGGATAAGGGATTGTCAATGTTATTCATTCCTCATAAACCTCTCAAAATCTTTCCTGCACTTAGGGCATAAGTCATATGTTCTTTCTAAAAATTCATATCTGCGAACATTCTTGATTTCAAGACACATATCATTATCTTCAAAAGTGGGAACTATATCTCCGCAACATCCAACTTGCTTAAATCTAACTTCTTTCCAACTCTTAGGCATTATCTCTTTTCCGCACCTGTCACAAGTGTGCCATTCTTTTTGATGTTTCATATAAACCACCCTTACTTATCAAATAAAAATCCGTTATTGACTATTTTGTTTTGTGTGAATAGTGTTTTAACATTGGCAATCCGTGTCTTTTTCTCCAGTTATTGCAAGCTATGTATTCAAGCGCCTTAATTATTATGCTATTTCTCACATAGTCCTTTTCGACCATCCTTATAGGTTTTCTACCAAGTACCTGCATGCCAACAATTTCTAATCGTTCATTTGTAACATCAATAGCATATTTTTCTCCGTAACCAACATCGAAAGATATGTTATTTATTTCAAAGTGCTTCATGCTATATATAGATTTGTCTTTTTCATAAAATCCGCACCCCTTAAGGCATATAACTGGGTAATCTAAATAGCAATTACTTTTCTCATTCACGCATGTGTGAGCCGTGCCAAGTACTCCGTAACTTAACATTTCATAATATTTACAATCTGTAGCTTTCTGGATATCTTTGGGTATTTCAACACCTAGTTCTTTTGCCCTTTTAATACATTTGTCTTGTGGATAAATAATATGTGTTTTTATATCCATGTTGGTTGTACAGTCTATCCCGGAACTATATTTTGCACATTTTTCTCTGTATTCGCATATATCGCACTCTGTATCTTTCTCTTTATATTTCTTCGGCTTGTATTCCTTAAAATCCTTACACTTATAATCTATGCTTGTGTCATTTCCCTTGCTACAAGTATAAATGGGGTATTCTTCTCCTATTTCTTCATCAAAATCAAAATCTTCATCACAATATTTGCAAATTGAGCAATCTTTCATATTGCACCTCAAATCTTCGTAAATATATCCAAATCATAGTTATCTCTGATATAGTCAACAACTTCTTGTAATTTGTCCTTTACAAATTCATCATTGGCAATGTCTGGGTGGCTGCAAAACAGACAGCTATCTTTCTTTCCCTGTGCCTTATACTTGCGGTAATTAAATGTCATCGTAAAAAGCGGTATTTCTGTTAGGTTCTTTGTCTTGCGTCTTATCCAACAGTTAATAATTTTCTTAATCATTATTCTTCCCCCATAAATTATCTGGTAACTCCTCGCCGCCATATATCTTATTAGCATATTTCTTAAATGTCGGCACGCTGCAACCTGCTACTTTTGCCGCCTTTACCTGTGAAGCCTGTCCTGATATGTATAAGTTAATTGCTTCATAAAACTTATCTTTGTTTAGTGGATGTACTCCCATGGCCATAATAATCGCTCCTTATTTCAAATATTTCTGTGCTAAGTTTTCTCTTATCATTCCAGACATGAAATGCTGCAAGCTCTTAGTTACTTCTTTGCCATTAATCTTGTATTTTGTCTGTAAGTAATAATCTATTAACTCTTTGTAGTAATCATCAAGTCCATAAGCAGAATTATCGCTCATATAATTACCAACTGGCTCAAAGTAATTAATAACTATCTTTGTCAAAGCCTGTTCTGTAATGCGTATATGGCTCATGTTTAAAGTTTTATTGTATTGTTCAAGGAAATAATCAATAATATGCGTTAACTCCTCTATTCGCCAATCTGATGGCTCGCAATCAGCGAATTCAACAGCAAGGTTTTTAATCACATCAGATTTGCTTCCGCCTTTTTCAGCTGAAAAAGCATATATATCTCCTCTTGAAGAATCTTTAGATTCTGAAAGAGCATATTTATTCTCTGTAGTATAATCTCTGTTTAAATAATCTATGTTAGTACTCTTTGGTATTGCTTCGTCACTAGCTTGTGTTTGATTTTTCATTGGCTCATTATTGATTACGCACTCGTGCGTAATGGTTTTCTCATTTTCTGGAATTTCAATTTTATAATCGCTTAATGGATAGCCATTCTTTTTAAGGTCTTTTGCAATATTTACAAGATTTACCCTATATTGTAATGTTCTATCCCACTTATATTTAGGGTTATTTCGTTTTGAGATATAACCCATATTCACCAAATCGCTGATATATCTTCTTATCTGGCTTGCAGATAAACCTAACATAACCTCATCAGCTAATTCCTCGGCGGTTTTATATATCCAACCATAGAAAAGCTCTCTTTCTTCTTCTCCATTGTTCTTCGCAATCTCATTCTCTTTCTTGATAAACTTATCGGCATCTGAAACTCTTTCAGACCAATAGATAAACTGATTGAGAATGATTGCTTTTCTATAATCGTTTGTTATTGATAATAAATCTTCTCTAATTACTGCTTTTTTAATTTTTATGTCTGCCATATTTTACCTCCTACGATAGATAACCCTACGATTTATATAAAAACAGTTACCAGGAGTTCGTAGGTTACTCTTTTCGTGTTGCAATCACTAGGCAACTGATTTTACCAATATTATTCCGGCTTATTCATCTCAAAGAAATGCTTCTTGCATCTTGAATCATCGCTATCAAAGCTACAATCTGGTTTAAATCGTTTTTGGCATTCATCACAAGACCAAGATGTTACACCTTCAAGCTCTGAAACAGCACCGCAAAGCTCGTACAATTCATCATCTGTGCAATTCAGCACATAATCCGCAAGTTCCATTCTTATTTTTCCGATTGAACGATGCTTAATCAACTTTGCCATTTTATTTACCTCCACGAATGATAATTTCCACGATTTTAGATATAACAACAAACAGGCAGTCGTGGTCTGCTTTTCGGTAGCTAACCTAGTTTGCTGTAAATAGTTGCACAGAGAGTCGAACTCTGTCAGACCAAACCATGCCAATGCATTTCAAATCTGCAAATTCTATTTTGCAAAGAGTTTTCTGTTTCCGATAATACAACTACTATCCATACAGACAACCTTATAACCCATATTTGCAGTTCTGGTAATTAAAAGTTATCCAAAGATAAGCGCCGTACACAGGATTCGAACCTGCAAGCCTTTTACAGCCAACGATTTTCAAGACCGCTCCCTCACCACCCGGACATACGGCAAATATGACAGTGTAGTGGAACTGCCATATTTGAAATTGCTTTTGCCACTACTTTGTACAATTTCATGCGGACTTTCTACCGCTTACGGCAAGGTTCACCCCTGTCGTAAGTTAGCGCCGACATCGTGAATCGAACACGAACAACATTTCTGTTGGATAGCTTAGCAAGCTACTGGAATACCTTTATCCCATATCGGCAAATACCGCCTGTAACGGCTATCAAGAAACAAGAACAGAAACAATAAAATATTAGGGGTATTTTAGTAAGGAGTGCTTCTTGATAAGTTGGTTTTCACATGACTGTGTATATACACGCCAAGCCCTCTCAAGCGGTCTTGCACCGCTTTTAACTGAACAAAATCCAAAGAGGTACATGAAAGGAGGACTACCTTAAAATGCAAAACATGGTAGTCTACGATAAAAGTAAGACGAACTACACCAGTCGGATTCGAACCGACGCATACAGAGGTCAAAGCTCTGTGCCTTACCGCTTGGCTATGGTGCATTAAGTGGCTATTCTTGGTATATATTCGCCACAAACCGCAGTGTACTATCCTTTGTAGTCATTATACTTTCATTGACCGACACGGCTATTCTGACAATTCTATGTACTTGTCAATGTACCACTTAGCTTTTTTAATATCTTCTAAGCCATTCTTGTTATTATGTCTGTAAATGTACTTAAAGGCATTACATAAGCAAAAGTTCTTAACGGCTTCCTTGCCCTGTGTTTCCAACATAACATCTATACATTCAAAGCTGCCAGTCTCATAATGGCTTGGATGATTAACATTGTCATTTACCGGCTTTCCATTGACGCTAGGTGCAACATCTTTGAGTGGAATAAAATTATCAAACTTATCATCGCTCTTAGCACCGTTATGTGTGCAATTATTACATGCGTATTCTGACTGAAGTCTACTTGCACAATTAATACAAGGTAATGGATATGAAATATCGCTCATTAGACATCACCTGCCTGTCTGTGATTAGCTCTGTAAGTATCAAATCCCTCTGGATATCTTGCTTTCAGCTTATCAATGTTAATCTGCATGATTTCATCAAGACTGAATCCGCAAGCTTCGCAAATCATAGCAACGTACCACATTACATCGCCGCACTCTTTCTTGAGGTGTTCCAGGTCTATGCCTTTTTCGTGGAATATGCCCTTTTTAACAAGGTCTGATACTTCGCCAGCTTCGCCAGTTAAACCTAAGACACCATTAAGAAGTCCTGCTATGTCATTTATGTTGCTACACTTAGCATTGCTTTCTGTTAGAGGACTAAGTGGAAACTTACCAGTTAATTCAGTATTTAATCTATGATAAGCCATTTTATCGTTAGTACGCATAGCCAATTTTTGGTATTCATTGCCCTGCATTTCTAACCCCTTTTTATATTTTAAAATTTTTTGGAAATAGCCCGATTGAATAATCGGTATCTGATGTGTGTTTGCAAAATCTTTAGAATTAAATTAACTGTGTTTATTATACACCTATTTATAGGATTTGTACAGTAATTATTGACTAAATTATATAGGTTTTATTAAAGTTATATTAATAAATATATTAATTATTGTATATGGGTTAATAAGTTATTAATTATTGGGTATATAAATATATATAAATAAATGTGTATATATAAATATAATAAGCCTTTTTATTTTTGAGAATATTTGAGCGACTTAGTTGGGGCAAAATCCTAGAGGCTAACAACCCCCAGCCCCTATCTATAAAATTGTGTCTGCTTGGTACAGATATTTCAAACAATTAACACAATTAATACTATATCTGTACCATAACGCTGATAAACCTTAATTTATCAGCGTTATATGAATACTTAGCACTTATAAGCCCAGTATTTAAGCGGTTTCTAAACTGTTTAAATTGTGTCAGAATTGTTTATAGCGTTTATCTGTTGCTTATCTGTTAATTGTGTATTGTTTTGGCTCAATTGTGGAAGCTCTGATGCGGTCTTAATAACTTTTGTAGTGCTTTCTCTACTAACTCCGGGAAGATTCCATACAAAGTGTCGGTTAAGTATTGCAAGGATGCCAACAGGGTTTTTGTTGCCGGTTGCGAGCTTGTTCGACAAACTTTCTTCACGAAAAATGCGCAGTTTTTGCACGATGTCGAAGGCTTTCGTACTTAGTTTTCTTTCACCTGCTCCCCAATCCATCAGCGTATCGTAATTAATACCAGTTAATAAGCTATATCCCATTATACTACATTCTTTATCATATACAGCACATAAATAATAATATATATATAATATATACTCTAATTTATCATAATCATACATATAAAAATTACTATCCATAATGCAATTAGTATTATTTTTATTAATATTCTTATTTAATTTTAATATACTTTTATCACCAAAAACATATTTATTTATATACATTAGGGCGGCGTTCCATCGGCTCTGTGGTTCTTTAGTCATATCTTCGATGTTGTGCTCTTGGCAAAACTGCGATAAATAAAGTTCTATATCGTTTTGAAATACTTCGGGTGTGTCTGGCGTTCCCTTCACTTTTTCCATATATTCCCCTTTCTGCTAGATCTGCTCCAGCTAATTAATTATTATATATCTAATAACATAAAAATAACCCGATAACAATATTAATATTATCGGGTGTAAATCTTATATATTTAATTATTAGCAATATAATAACACAATAAATATAATTAATCAATAGGCATTAAAAAAGCGATGTATAACAATATACACCGCCTAAATATTAATATTAATTGTTTAACAGTTCTTCTTTTAACCCATCAGAATATAAATATTCATTCATTCGCCGGAGCTGTTCCAGACTTTCAACTTCCACAGCTTCAAAACTATATGGGCACGCCATCCCGTCATATGACTTTATCAAGTACGTTTGCAAGTCATCTACATCTTGAAGCTTTTCCCACTCTTCCCAATTAGTGACCGTCTCTTCCTCCTCTGGCTTAAAAAGTTCTTTCAATTCCTTGAATGTGTACAAAACGCATTCGCTTTGTGCGTTCCTTTCGTTCTTGTCAATAATCGTATATGCTTTCATATCGTCCACCTTTTAACCTTTCTTAATTGTTTTCTTTTTCGCATTCAAACCCGAATAAAATATCGCTTGCCAGCTCTTCGCTTATTTCTTCTTCTGCGATTGGCTTTCTGTTCTCTGCTCCGATTATTTCATCAAGACTTGCGTCTATGTCTGCAAGTGCCTTTTCTCTGTCAAATCCAAGTCCAACAACTTTGTTTAATAACTCTGCTGTTTTCATCCTTTCCACCTTTTCAGCCTTTCGGCTGCCCTTTCTTAATTTGTACTCTTATTATATAACGCTATCGTTATATAGTCAAGCAATATTTTATAATTCTTTTAACTATTTAGAATGGGCATTCGTCGGAGCTTGTACAGGTTGGAGCTTTCGCCTTTTCTGTTTCCTGTACTTTCTCCAGCACCGCCGAAACAATAAAGCCGTTTAAGCTGTTGCCTGCGGCGGCTCTGATTCTTTTCTCATCTTCTTTCTTGAATCTTACTAGGCTCTTAAAATATGCCTTATTATCATATTTCTGTGTTGCTCTTGCTTGTGCTTTAGATACTGCCATCAAATCAACTCCTTTTATAAAGATAACTTTATTATATAGTAGCGTTATATTAAAGTCAATACAAATATAAAGATAACTTTATTATATAGTAGCGTTATATATTTATATATAGATAGCTTTATACATATTGCACAATAAAATTATATAGATAGCTTTATATATTTGTTACATTTTGCGACTTGTAATTATATAAAGATAGCTTTATAATAAGAGCATAAATAAAAGGCGGTTGACATCCTACCAAGACAAGCAACCGCCACCAATCAAAAAAGAAAGGTAAGCCGATTATATCACAGTCGGCGAAATGGTACAAGAACATGATGAATATTTATTTAACAAACTTAGGCAAGTATAATGAAGGCGAGTTGATAGGCGAATGGGTAGAGCTGCCAGTATCACAGGAAGAACTTCAGAAAGTATTTGAGCGTATTGGAATCAATGAAGAATATGAAGAGTATTTTATAACTGATTATGAGTGCGACTTTTACGAAGTCGGAGAGTATGAAAGCCTAGATACATTAAATGAGATAGCAGAACGGATTGAAGAGTTAGGTGAAGAAGAAAGTGAAGTTGTGAAAGTTTTAATGTCGGAGTTAGGTTATACACTGAATGAAGCTATAGACAAGGTAAACAGTGGCGATTATAGAATATATAGTGATTGTGACGATATGACCGACATAGCATATCAGGTTGTAGAGGAATGTGGATATTTGAATAATGTACCTGACAATGTAGCAAGATATTTTGATTATGAATCATTCGGCAGGGATTTAGGCATCGAAGGAACTTACATTTTTACAGATGATAACAATGCTATAGAGATATTCTAGGCAAGGTCGGCGTTCCCGGGGTTCGATTCCCCGGCTTGCTTTTACCTCGTAAGAGGATAATAAAATTGAAAGGCGGTATTTATATGAAAAAAATACAGTTATCAGACGAAAATAAAAGCGTTTTGCACATTTTAACAAGGGAAGAATGGGAAAGAATACCGAACGATTACAAAACAAATTATATCGTTGATTACACCAAAAAGGAAATAATAGACAAAACAATCAAAAGTGCTTTCTTGCCTGGATATGGTACAACATTATTTTTTGAAAATAGGCATTTTCTTATAGTTGACGACACGAAACCATTGAAAAAGTATGCTATATGGAGGAATCACGAGGTAATAGGATATTGCGAAATTGACAAGGCTACAGCGGACAAGGCAAACAGGGCAAGCAATGCATATTTTTATTTTGGTTTTGACAAAGTAACAAGCCCAGAAAAATATTAATTCTTTTCGTCATCCGTTCAGGCGGTCGGCAGGGTTCGAATCCCTGCGACGGATTTTTGCCAAATGGCAAATAATAAATATATGGAGGTTGTACCGTGAAATATGTACATTGGCTAAAAATTGACAGATATTCGAAACTTGAAGAAACTGCTTTACAATTTCAATCTATTGAAAATTATTTAAAAGCCTATCCAAAAGCTAAAGCTATGTTATATCAATATGATAGCGGCTCATTTAATTGGATAGTGCGTTTAGAGTGCGAACAGTGTTACAATGATTTAGATTTAGATGTCAATAGCAGCTCAACAAGATTAGAAAGATTTTCATCTAAACCAAAGAACATAGGAAGAGAAAGGATTTTCAAATTTCCAGAACATTACAAAAAATATATTGAATAAGGGCGTACAATCTGCGCCCTTTTTGGCTTGCTGTGGTTTGACTGGTTCGATTCCAGCCGCAAGCATTAGCATATATTTATATGCTTTTATTGTGTACCTTGAAAAATCAATATAATAATGCTATGCTTATATATAAGGCTTTTTACACCTTTTAGGTGTACAAGTGTACCCAGTTGGGGCGGCGCGTGTTCTGGTGGATTCTTCAAAACTGGCGACAGCTCCAACAACCCAACAGGTGTATTATATCCATTTTGCGCAATACATTTAAAAGCGTTTTAAGGCTGTTTGTTCTGTAGGCTTAGAAGTCTACACCGACACAATAAAACCGCCGTACAGGGCAAATCACAAAGCCACAAAGTCAAAACAAGCACGAATCACAGCCGGTCAAGTTTATATAATGCACTTTAATCTATTAAAGTTTTTCATCAATTTTTCAGGGCAAATCTGAACAAAATCGGGAGCAAAAATTGAAATTCTGCGTAACCGATTTTTGGATTCCAAAATTGCATATGACGGGGGTATCAAAATTTTTAGCAATAAAATTTGTGGAGAAATTTTTCCAATTTTTTTTAGTAGGATTTGAACGAAATCTGCACCAAATTTTGAGATTTTTTAAAATTGAAATTGTGAATACAAAAAGTCAACCCACGGGGGTAAAGAAAAATTTTACCTATATTCCGTGGGGTTTAAATCAATCTATAAAAATAATCGGTTTATCATCATCAAAAAGATTACTAACAACTTCCTGCTCTTTATCTACTAAGTAACAAGGAACTTTCTGGAATCGCCTAAAACCTTTGATAATTTCATATTTGTTATTAATTCTATATATAGTTCCTGTGAAATTGCCTTTATTAACAGGAATATAAGATTGCGTATCTAATGGAGCTGATATAGTTTTGTCAAGTTCCTTAAGTTCTACAATATCTACTGCTTCAATCTTGCATAAATCACCATACTCACCTAATGATGGATATACCGGTGGGTTTAGTAACGCATGGTATATATCATCTATGTCACTATCATCAGCTTTGATGTATATAGTTGTATATAAATCAACTAGCATTAGATGATATTTAACTGCACTGACCCAGCCGGTGCGGCTTCCGTCTGCATGATCTGTTATAATATCCCAACGATTAAGCATTTCATCGTTAATTTTGTTGAAATTATAGCCACCGTGCCATTCTTTTTGCACCTTAGTATTATAAATTCCTTTGCCAGTAACAAAATAATCTAATTTATGATACATTTTCCATTGACACATTGAATGAATAAACCCATTAACTGTACTAAATGGTGGCAAAGGGTAGCAATCTGCACCTTTTGGTGCTGATGGATTATTGAATCTAGCCATTTCTTGATACATTTTTAATCTTACAACTCTCATAATAAAACCTCTAAAATAAAATAAGTTGCACCTATACAAAAATGTATCAATGCAACTTTCCACTATGGTTCTATTAAGGTAAAATGATATATTAATTATCAATTGTTTACATCTATTAAATAATAGCATTTTTAAATATTATTGTCAACACAACAACTTTCTGTATAAATTAATGCTTTACTTGAATACCGACATTGACCAAGCTCATATATCAACAATTCTTTAGTCATAGTCGGATTAGTCTTTTGAATTATCTTTAACAGCTCATCAATACTCATTATCCCGCTCTCCTAACTGCCCCTAAAACCATATCAACAATATCAAATATTTCATCTCCATAAGTTGCTACAAAATCGCACAATATTTCTTCTGTCTCAATCGGCAAATAAATATCATACGACATACAGACAGTGTGGCATACTTCGTGTATTAGCACTTTGCGTTGCATAAATCCCTGTAGTTTGTCTGACAGATATATCGTATGCGTGTTTCTGTCAGTTACACCTAAGCTAATTGTGTTGTCTGACCGCTTTAATTCGCCCGAATTTGAATTTTTATATTGTATGTGCCAGATTGTACCATTGATTGCAAAAAACATCTGTATGCCCCCTTTCTGAATAAAACAGGCTATGAATATTGATACTCATAGCCTTTAAAATCATATCTTAGATACAAGAGTGCTTAACTTTGTTCTAAGTAAGTTTTTCTCTTCTGCTGACATATCGGCAACCATACCTGTAATGTCGCTTGCGAGTTCCTTAGTGTAGCTGTCAAGAGACTTCATCTTATGTTCCTTATCCTCTGGTGTATTAGCTTTGTGCATTTCTTTAGTTTCTGTGTACATTCTCTTTGCCCTGTCGTAGCCACTTTCAGATGTATGTGTGGCTGTAGGCTCTGTATAGTACATTCTTCCGTATTCTCTATCCATATCCCTTTCTGGGTACATATGCATATAAGGTGGTTCTTCGTATCCTCTTCTGCCTACATAAGTACCTTTGCCTTTAGGGGCGTATCTGCCAGTAGTCTTGTATCTGTATTCATCATAGTATCTTCTGCCACCCTCTTCACCATATTCAGCTTTAAAAGTTCTGAGAAGCTCCTTGTTGTACTCTTCTTCCTCTTCATCAGCTTTCTTCATAGACTTAACGATAACTGCCTTGTATTCTGCTTCACATAAGTCCTTAATCATATCGACAGCTTCGCCCATTTCCTCTGTATTGACATTCTCAACACCCTTATCAAGCTCGCCTAAGGCTTTCTCTGTAAGACATTCAATCATTTTGTGGATTCTTTCAATGTGCATACTCACACCCCCTTACGCTTCACGGACAGCAATTAAGTTGCTGTTCTGAACCTGTATAGCCTGTGTAGATGTATTCTGCACCGCTACTGTACTGCAACAGCCACAAGGTACATCAACATAGGCTTGTGCCGATACGTTAAATAAGTTTTCGACTGCGGCTGGTGTAACAATCATTCTTGTAGACTGCAAAGGTTCTCCGTCCACTGCGATAGCAAGTGAAACAGCTTCTACTGTGCCGCCTGTAGGTATCTGAATGTTGCCGCTATACGACACTAAAAATCGTGCCTTACATTGATTTGTGATACCTCTTAACTTGATAATTCCACTTCCCTGTCTGTGAACTATACATTTAGTTCCACATACCGGTGTTTCTGTAAATGCCACATCTTCGCCGGCGGCAACTGTTTGTAATGCAATTCCTGTTATTTCCATTGTTTTTACCTCTCTTTCTAAAAAAACAAGGGCAAACCATACAAGTCTGCCCTTTAAATTTAAGTAATACTGCTTAGCAGACATAATCTTTCGATTAAGATACTTGATTATTCAGTTGTTTAGCAGCCACAACCTGTATTGCATCCGCATCCATAAGCATATCCGTAAAGGTTACTTGCTGGGAATGATGGCACTGGTGTAGGTCTTACAGCGTCGATTATCTGATTTGTCTGTGCTGCCATTGTTGTAGTCAGAAGTGCATTCTGTCTATCCTGTGAAGCAGCTCTGCGTAAATCATTGTTCTCTGCCTGTAATGTAGCTATCTTGTCATTTGTTAAGAAATCAAGGATTGCTCTTGTTCCTGCCTGCTGGCTGTCGATAATATCTCTTGTATTATTATTCATCGTGTTCTGTAAAGCACAGGTGTTAGTTGCCATATTGTAGTTTACACCCTGAATAGCTTCTCTTGTCTCACAGCAACAGTTGGCAAGCTGTGACTGTAATGCGTTTGTATTCTGCATATTAGCGACTGTATCAGCGTTAATAGCCTGCTGGATGCCGTAGCCTGTCTGCATAATGTTTGTATTTATGCCATTAAAGCCTGTGAGCATACTGTTATTCATAGCGTAGAATCCATCGCAAAGTCCGTTAGAAATGCCGTCTAACTTGCTGATAACTGCGGAATTGTCAAATCCTCTCTGAATGTCTGCCTGCGTAGCAGCTGTTGCAACATAGCCACCGCCATTATTGCCGCCAAAACCGCCAAATCCACCATTACCCCATCCAAAGAGTAAAGCAAATACAACGATTATCCAAAGCCATCCACCATCAGCCCATCCGCCGTTATTGCCGTTGCCGTCAATATTAGCGACTAATGGTACGCTGGCACAATTTGAATTAAACATATTAGTTACCTCCATTAATTTATTCATAAAGATGTCACCCAGGTAATTTGCAAAGACATCTAATATGCTATTAATTATTAAATCTGCTTTTTATCTGATTAAATACATCATCTGCATTTAGCCCTTTTTCTTTACATAAGTTTCTAGCCATCTGTTCGATACCTTGCATATTGCCTTGCTGTGCCATTTGCATTGTATTCTTCATCATTGGATTACTCATAAGCTGATTGTTCCCCATTATCTGCTGTATAAATTGTTGAGGACCACCTCTCATCATTTGAAAAAGGTTAATTGGGTTCATTCTTCATCACCGCCCTTACTTTGAGTTCTTGAAGTTTTTCTTTGTGTTCCTAAAGATTTATCAAATCTATCTTCTAACTGTCCTATTTTCTCTGATAGCTCTTCAAACTTATTTAAGAATAGCTGTGTGCTTTCGTCTGATAGGGTAAATTTAGCGTTTTCTATGTCGGTTGTCGGATTGCAAGCATTGCTTCCGCCTGGCTCTGTATAAGGCTTATACACAATCGTTCTAATTGTTCCGTCAGCATTCCAGCCCTTAACGTATATCTCTGACATATCCTGCTTAGGGAAAAAAGCCATACTTCCATCCATAGGCACTTCATTGGCATTAATATTTTCAACTGCCTGTACTATTCTTCCATTAATACCTACTATCTGCTGTGGTATAGGTTGTTGATTCATCTGCATAGGCTGTTGTTGTAAGCTCTGCTGATAATTTTGCAAAAAGTTCATTCTATCCATATATGGATTTTGAGATTGCATATAAGAATTATTCATCATAGGCACTGCTTGATAAGGATTGTTCATTGTCTGCCTCCTCTAAAACTTCCTCGATTGCGTGGATAACAAGAGATAATGTCACTAAATCAAGTTTCTGTAATTCTTCTTTGCTTAAGATTTTTTCTCTAACTTCATCAGAAAACATTCGCATTACCTCTCTTTCTGACTTAATTTTGACATAAAAAAAGACACTTATAGCGACACATAATAGACATGTGTACGACATATAAGCGACAGCATTGAAATTATATAATTGTAAAACGTGATAAATACGGCATTAGCACTTCCTATATGCCATGCCCATGGCATTAAGTTTCTGCTAAAAATTCTTTAACTGTATTTCAATATTTCCAT